GCGTAAGATCGTCGGCAGCGTCAGATGTGTATAAGAGACAGGTTTTATATGTACCGTTAATTAAATCCTGCTATAATTTTTTAAGTGATTCTTCTTTATTCTAGTCAAACTCTTTGATATCTTTTCTATTAGATTTATTTCTTCTAGCTTTCTTATCTGCTAAATATAAATTGTCTAAGCTAACAATCTTATCGAATAAATTATTATATCTCTTCATAAATAATATTTTCTGAAATACCTTCGTGCATCTTCGCTTTCGCTACTAATGCACTTAAGAAGCATGTCATATTTTACCAAGAGGTAAGGTTCAGCCCTTGATTTTTTGTCAGTTATAATTTTTTACGTATTTCAGTGTCCTGACATTAGCATTGGAATTGTCTAACTCATTGTTAGAATTCAAATTGAACAAACCTGCATTAGACTCATTGTCTGAGTTACTGCTGATTTACTCACGACTGCAACCTTTTGTTGGTTAATTAAAACCAGTTTTCTTCAGATTCCATAGAATCTATCTGTTCGTAATCTTCATCATCTAATTCCAGTGTAGCTGGAGCTGCCGGTAAAGCGGGTTCACCATAGAAGGTAATTCGAGTCCCGACAGAAGCATTGGAACCGACTAACCCATAGCTAGAATGCAAAACGAACAAACCCGCATTAGACCCATTGCCCGAGCGACCGCCGACCAGAAGCGTTCTAGGTGTAGCTACAGCATTAGTCCAGTGATAATCACAATAATAAGTTGTAGAACTTGCCTCATTACCTACTATAGCTGGGAACAAATCCGCCTAATTATTATTAACGAGTTTTTTCACATATTGACCAGTAATTGTACTTTCCTTAAAGTCTTGTAACTCATAACCTGCTGTAATTAACTGTTCTGCAGTAGGATTAGTTCCTCCTTCAAATGTACCAAACTTAGTATAGTCTTTGCAGATGTATACACTATTATCAGTACCAGCAACTACTACATCAATTACATTCTTCCATACATGACCAAATGGATTCTCAATACCACGGTATCTAGGAACATTAACTACCTTAGTACCAGTAGACGTACCCTCTGCATTAGTATTAGTATGCGTATATTCGATTATACCAGTACCATTGCCTAGTGATTTAGTAACCCCACTGTGTACAAAAGAATATGTAGTAGCTCCATTTACAGTTACAGTTCCTGTAGTTATACCTCCACCTAAACCACCTTGATGATAACCTTCTGCAGTTAAATTAGCATTAAACGCTTTTTGACTATTCAATGTAGCATATTCTACTACGAATAACCAAGTAAGGTCTCTATGTGCGTCATAGGTATAGATATTCCAGTTGTTAGTACGATTATTCCCTCTAGCAAAGGTTTGGAATTGGTTTCTAGTTTTATTTACTACAGGTTTCAGTTTAAGTGTTGAAACAGCAATTGACCTAAGCGTATTCTGTGTATCTACACTACTCGTATTAATAACACCCTCATACGATCCAATGTATTTCTTTTCTACTTTGGTATAACCGGGGAGATTATATTCGCTCATACGAATCTCAACCGTATTGTCTGGAGTAGCTACTAATAATCTATAATGCTCTGGTATTTCTACCATTATTTCAGGAGCTCTACCATTACTATCATCAGTTATAATAACACCATCCTCCCATTCATTCCAATTATCAGCTTTTAGGTATCTTTTAGTATTATCATCATTATTAATAGTACAACCTCTCATCTTACTCTGGATAGGAAGTGTTCTGTGCATTTCCATATTACCAGTACGTACACCATCAGGACTAGAACTATTAGCTAAGTCAAACTTAACTCCATACCACAGTTCATTCTCATTTCTACTGAGCTTACCAATCTCTTCATCAAGAGTAACAGCTGCACTTATAGCACTAGGACTATTTGCTAAGTAATTAGTACTTGATAAGTCAGGCATTTCATTAGCTTCAGTTAAACCTACCTTATCATTTACTTTAAGTAAAGTAGTTCTAAGTTCTGTAATATCTTCATTTAATGCATCTTCTAAACTATCGATATTACCTTGTAATTCTGTATCCTTAGCTTTTAATTCGTTTACAGCTGCTTCTCTAGCAGTCTTCTCATCATTAATAGCATCGGGAAGAGTCTCGTTGATAGCTAACTTTTCAGCACCGGTCATTAAACCAGCAACAGTATTAGTAGCAGGAGTAATAGTAATATCAGCTAAAGTAGACTGTACATATTTACCGCCGCTCTTTTCTACTCCAGTAAGACTGATAGTAATGTTATTAACATCAGTCTAGTCTAATTGGAATGTACTCAGCAAGTTATCAGGCATAGAGTTAACTACATTCTCCATAGCTTTACCCTTACCACCATCATAAGCAGTACCAGTAATATCACCAATAATAATGGCATTAGAATCGATGTGTACCCATTGTGAACCGGACCATCTAAACTGATAACTTACTTCACCAGGAGTTACATTGACATATATTTTATCTCTTTCACCTACTATAGGAGTTTCATGTTCAGCGTCTGCATATAACTGTATATTCTAAAGTACTCCAGTAGGGGATACAGTATAAGTAGCATATGCATCCATCACATCATCAACATATGAAGGCAATTGACTAGCAGGTACTTTACCATTACCATCAAGTTCAGCAAGACCATTGGGTTGACCTTTTAATGCTTTGAAGTCCTATAAGTCTTCATTCACATCATCAATCTTAGTATCCAGTCTATCTACTTGAGCTTTTACAGCAGCATCACCTTTATTAATAGCGTCTACTATACTAGTACCTTTAAAGTAGTTATTGCTACTATTATCAGGTAAAGATATAATGTCACTATTCTTATCATAGTTTAAACCAACAGATTGAACGATCTCTTTAATATGAGTCCATTGGTCTACATTAGCATCTCTATTTAGTGGTATCCATTTCTTAAGATCAGGACTATATGACTTAATAACATTACCAGTACTGTCTGTTGCTAAGTCAATCCAGTAAGAAACCTCTTTAGGATTTGGAGCATACTTAGATGCTATGAAATTAGGATTTTCTTGTTTAACCATATTTGCAAATATTTAATAATTAAATAATCTCCTGTTCTGGAGTATCGTATTCTTTCTATCTCGTATATTCATCATTGAAATATACAATATTGTTTTCATTATGTTATTGGATTTAATGCTACAACTTGACCAGCTTCAGTCTTATCAAAGTAATTAACTACAGCAAATTCCTCATCTGCTGCCTAACCGTCTCTACTGCTTACATAACTCCTAATAAACTGCTGACCTCTCTTTTCACTATTACCCGCTACATATCCATATCTGAATGCAGTACTTATACTATCGTTGTATATAGTGCCATTCTCATTCATAGCGATTACTTTAATCTATCCTTCCTCAGTCATAGTATCAGTATTCAGACATCTAACAGATCCTATTATTATACCTCCGTCTACATTAGTCTAATCATTCCATGTCTTATACTATTTACCATTAAATGTAACATAACCATTAACGGAAGTACTTAAAGTACCTTTATGTGTAAAGTCTCTCTATATCGTTAAATTGGGCATACCTTCTACGCTATCATCTACAGGATTAATTTTATACCATCTATCAACGTATTTAACAGCTTCTCCAACCCATATTTTATTAGGCATACCTTCTTCAGACACCCAACCATCTTTATCAGCGAATACAAATGATTGACCTGTTACTCCCATATCACCACCATTTATTTGATATGCTTTTACTATAACTCCTCCTTTATAAGCAGTACATTCAACAGTCACAATACCATCATTTTTATTATCAAATACATCAGATATATTAGTATTGCCTACAGTTCTCTTTTGTAGGGGAACTGCTCGTCCCCCTGCTATACCTAACTCTAACATTACTCACTCTCCTCATCAATAATATTATACGTCATACCAGCTACTTTAGTAAGCTGATTATATTCAGCTTCAGTACCAGTCCATATAGGTAATGATATCTTACCATTATTAGCACTAGGTAACGCTAAAACAACGCCAGTACCTTTGTTCATTGCCTGTTGTACTGGATCTAATACAGATATCTTATTCTCACTAATAAGTTTATTTATTAGCTAAGTGATATACTCTTCATCAAGTAATTCACCAACATTACCAAGATTATTCTCAATATTAGTAATCTTATTATTGATACTAGTTATACTCTGTTCAATGTAATCCTTAAGTTTATCATCACTAACTACTAAATCAACAATCTAGTTAATAGGAGCTTTAAAGTTCTAATCCTTCTCTGCTATTACCATGTATTCGTTTCCTTCTAGTATACGCTTAGGATCCAGCTCCAATATCTTTACACCATCACATTTATTCATAACTATTACTCTTTAAAAAATCCACTAGGAGCACTTACTTTATTAAATACAACACTATCAGTAGTAGCTAATGACAATTGAGCTCTAGTAACTATATGAGGATTATCTCTTTTAGCAGCATGGGTATCAATAGCATTTTGTGCATTAGTAATCAATTGTTTAAGCTCATTAATCTGAGATTGCAAATTATTATCTGCATTAGTTCTATTAGTAATCTCTTGATTAATTAACTCAGTAAGATCAGTAACTTTACCATCTACATAAGTCTTAAGCTCATTCTTAGCTTTAATAATCTCACTATTTACATAGCTTCTTAAATCACTAATCTATTGATCAATCTTACTATCTAACTCTTGAATATTCTGAGTTAATTCAATAATCTTTTGTTGAATAGAACTTAAGTCTCCTCCTATTATTTCAGTTATATCCTAACGCAGCTCTTCAATACTAGAATTGATATTGGTAATATCCTACTTGATACTATTAATTTCATTTCTAATATTACTAATCTAAGTAGTTAATTCTTCTACTTTCTGATTAATATACTACCACAGTTTATTAACTTCCTCTTTCAGTTCATCTTTAAATTCAGCCAATTCATTTCTGATTTCAGTTATAGCTTCATTAATAAACTGTTCTATCTAATCAAGAGCTCTATTAATATAATCAATGATGGCATCTACTTGCTTATCATTCAGATCTAGCATCTCCCATGTATTAGTATCATTACGATAGTATCTAATACAACCACCATAGTAATTAGAGGTAACGTCAATCCAATAATCTACTTCTAGAGGATTAGGCTACGTATCTGATGCTCTAAATCTAACTATTTCTCTCTGTAACATATATTATGCTTTAAATGTTGTTATTTTATCTTCTGTGCCATCATCATATACATCGATATGAACCCATGATACACCATCCTCCAAACGTATTTTACACGGTAATAACAAAGGTTTAGCCTTTATTATCTCTCTTATTTCTTCTGCAGTTTTATCATCACAAGTAAAGTCAATAGCATTACCTGTACAATTCCCCATAAATACAACCTTTCCGTTACGCCTAGTTATTAGAGTTGTGTTTTCATTATTAACACACCATACTACTCCTTTATACTTTTTAGTATAATAACAGTCACGTTGTACGTCACTACAGTCTTTAGTCTAAGTTATAAACAATTTATAAAAGTCTTTTACATTATAACTGCAACCACGAATATTTACCTATACGTTTTTTTCATGTTTCTTTACGCATCTCATTCCACATAATATAGACATTATTTGTAAAATATCTGTATTATAATCATCAGTAGAGTATATAGTGATTCCACTATTATTATCTCTATTGTCAAAAGTACCATCAAACTTAGCGTATGTAATTATTAGCTGCTTTAATATGTCTGGTTTAAGAGATAAGAACCACAAAGGAATCTTTTTATCTAGGCCTATAATCTACTTAACTTGACATCCTGTAGTAGAGTTAATATAATAAGAGTATACACCTTGGCATCCATTCTTTTCGTGACTTTTACTATAATTTTTTGTATAGTTCCAATGTAGAGCGGATAATATATCTTCTAATTCTTTTTTATCTCTTTCTTTCTTTAAATTAAATCTATACGCTACACAATTTCCTTTTATTTCTAAATATCCATCTGATATTACAGCCATACAGAAACGGAGCAGATTAATATCATATTCATTATTACAAGAAGATAAACCTGCTGTTTTAAATAATTTTCTACTACCGTGTATTGAATCTGCTAGTTCTATATGATAACCGTTATTCTTTTTCAGACTATTTAAATAGTTCTACCATTTCTCACTGATAACCTTATTAGTTACACGTTTGTATTTTCCTGTCTGATTTTGAACTATCATTCTATGTTTATCTGTTACTGCATAAGAAATATGTTGATTCTCTGCACATAACAGTTCTCCATCGAAATCATATCTTATTATTCCATCTATAGGCTTCTGTTCTATAGAATCATTCTATATATTATATGTAAACAACATGTCAGAATTTAATATGTTATAATATTTCTTCCAACCGTTGTTAGTCAAAACCTCTGTATCTTTATCAAAACAGTGCCCGCTAACATATACTCCTTTCTTACTCTTTACTAAAGGGCATAGATTGCAACGCATACCCCTTTGATGCATATTGCCAATATTAATATGCATTGGCATTCGTAAAATATCAGTACGTAGACACAGTAATACATGTAGTAACTATGTACTTAAGAACATCCATGATTGTTCTCCAAATCTACTATATATGTGATTACATACTAATTCCTTTACGTTAAAGTAAGGTTTAAGCTGTTTAATTATTTCTTCTCTCGGCATCATTGTTATTCATCATTAGAGCATCACCAACTAGATTGGCTGCTACGTTCATACCAAATTGTTTAGTATCGTTATCTATCTCACTTACCTTTACGTTGATTTGAAGGAGCAGAAGATATATCTGCTCCAACAATTCTCTATCTGTCATATGTGCTAAGTATGGATTCATTAGAAACTAACTGTTTGTTCTCCAGTTTGTAATAGAAAAGATCTAACTAACCTATATCTGCTATTTTCGAACACATATATATTACATGTACCTCCAGCATAAACTGTTCCTCTATTCATAGCTAATCCAGAAGAAGTCTCCCAAGTAAAAGTATTCGGAATTAGAAATTTCAAATACATTGTAGGACCTACAACTGGTGTTATTCCAGGTGGGAATAAATATGCTTCATCATAAGTTATACTTGTAATAGTTAGCTTATTGATAGATTGCACTTTACCAGCTTGGATAACATTAGTAAATGCTTGAGCACCACTCTCTGCTTGGGTTAAAGTAATCTTAGCATTTCTCTTAGCAACTGTTAAGTTTTCTGCTATAGTTATATACGTAGTGTTGGTTGTAGTTCTCGCAGCATTAACCCAACTTGTATCTGACGAGAATTCGTAATCTAGAGTTTCTGTAGTTTCACTACCGTCGCTTTTAAGTACAGTCTTATAAGAATTCACTGTAAGAGTCTCATTAGTTTCTGCTGCAGTTACACTTAAATTCGTTGGAGTTACGTTAAACGTATATGTAGGAGGATAACCGCTTTGAGTTATCTCTATAGATTGAGTCTTACCAGATTTATTCTATGTAAATACTAGAGTAGTACTTCTAGTACTAGAAGTAGTGTTTTTCAGTATCTCTACAGTTATTTTTCCAGTTGTAGATACAACTACCCAATCAGTACCACCAGAAGTTAAACTATAGCCTATATTACTACCATTCTTAGTAGATACTGTTCTTGGTATGAAAGAGGTATTACTATATGGAGCATCATATGTATTTGGTGTTATTGTAAATACATACGTATCTGCTACGTATGCATCTTGACTAACATTAACGGTAAGTGTCTTACCAGAACCACTCTGAGTTAATACTACTTCTCCACTTCTTGCAGATCCGCTATTATCAGATGCACTGATAGTCACGTTACTACTAGTAGTAGAAGTAGTTATCCAGCTAGGTTTACTAGACACACTCCAAGATTGACTACTACCATTCTTAGTAGATATTACAGGTATATTGGCAGCAGTTCCATTAGCAGAGAAATCCCACGGGAAGTTTGCACTAACATCTGAAGTACTGCCGTCATCCCAAGTAAATACATAATTATCTGCAGGTGGAGTATACCCTGTTTGAGTTAATTCGGCATAATCTCGTTTACCAGATTCATCCTAATCAAAATATACTCTTGCTGTTCTACCAGTAGTACTAGTAGTTGATTGTATAGTAAACGTAGAAGTACTCTTATTGAATGAAGCCCATGAAGGTAATGTACTACTATCTATGCTATAATCTACATCATAAGTACTGCTACCAACTGTCTTATAAGAACTAATAGTTACACTACCAGATCCACCACTAGAACCTACATTAACCTTATACTGATTAATAGAGAAGATATAAGTAGTAGAAGGTGTAGCGCCGCTTTGAGTAACTGTACAAGTAGCTGATTTACCACCGTGAGTTGCTCTAATAGTTGCAGTTCTACTAGATGTAGATGTATTCTCTCCTAATGTTAAAGTACTAGGTGAAGAACTACTACTAAGACTACCTAAGTTAGTAGATAATGTAGGATTACCTGTTTCTTCAGTAACATCGCCACTAGCCCAATATACAGTTCTCTTAGCACTAGCTGTAATAGTAGAAGTACCTCCACTACTAGATACACTAGTGGGACTAGCTGATACAGATATAGTCCATTCACCATATGAACTAACATCATCCCCATCCTGTGATAAACTAATAGTAACTGTCTTATTAGACTCATTCTGAGTTATAGTAACTGTACCTGTTCTATTTGAAGTAATTTCATTAGCAGAAGCACTTACTGTAGTTCCACTTAAAGAGAATCCAGTACCAGATATAGTAGTAGACTTTAATGATACACTGGTATCACCACTCTATTCTACTCCATCTAATACTTTTCTCTTATAAGAACTAACAGTGAAAGACTTACTGCCACCACCAGCTCCAAATGACATACTAGTAGGTGATACTGTTAAATAGTAATTCCAAGTCTCTACCTTCTTACGTATATCATCTATCTTTACACATTCATTAGCTCCATAAGTAGAAGCATTATCAATAATGATTAATGAATTAATAGCTAAAATCTAGGTCTTAGTAGGACATTCTGCCCCACTCTTACCTAGACTAAGCTTACTTAATATCATAGAATATGTTGCTATTTCATTACTCATGTTGCTTATTCTTTAAAGTTTCTATTTCAGCTTTAAGCTTTTCAATCTCATCTTTAAGCATCTTAACTCCTTCAATAGCTAATACACCTAACATCTCATACTCTACCTTCTTAACCTTAACATACTCTTCACCATCTTTAGTGAATGATTCAAACTGTTCGGGATTACTTACTTCAGACTTAAGAGTATCACTTTCAGTTACTATGTCCTCAAAACCTAATTCCTCTAAGTTCTATGCTATAGTACCTATTTGCTTCTAATCATTCATTATAAATGATACAGTAGGTATAGAACATATCTAGTCTAGAGTATAATCTAAAGGTTTAATATCTGATTTTAGACGAGCATCAGATTCTTTGAAGAAACCACCTGCTGCAGATACCTTACCGGAAGACGTAACATTACCTACTGCTATATTATCGTAAGAGTATATAGCCTATTTAGGAGTTATAGTTACTGTTCTAGTAACTCCAGAAGTAGGCATAGCGGCATTACTTATAGATTCAACCATGTTACGGAAGTCACCATTATGATATGCATGAACTATAAAAGTTTCATACTACTGTGGCTATTTAAACCACAAATAAATACGATTATTGTAATTAAATACTTTTATATCCCCAAAGCTATATCCATTATTAACACCAGTAGCCTATAATATTTTATTTTCAGGAGGATAGTTGTAGAACTATATTACTGTGTCAAATGGAACACTATTACCATAGTAAGAATTACCAAAAATTCTCACTGTAATCATAGCGTTACTACTAGCTGAATTTCTTAATCTCACTAAACAGCCATTACGATAGTCATATACTGTTTTTGGTAAATAACGCTAATCTAACTCATTAGCATAGTTACCTTCATGAAGTAATTTATAATGAGTACCTCCATAATAGAAAGTTGCTCCTTCATCTAAATTATCTACTCTACCTAATGATATACACGGATGAGTTGTCAGTTTATCATTGAGTAGGTAAGCGCCAAGAGATATATGAAATCCTACTTCAGCGCTATCTTCTCCGTTATTAAACTAAACATAACTTGCCTCATTTTTGCCAATCAGTGTTAAAGGAATTGTTGTTGAAGTTTGTTCTATTCTTAATGGTGTAGTTATAACAGAACCTGATGAGTTCCATCTTTGCCATGTGTTATTAGCTTCAGAAGAAGTTCCTACATAACTATAGTTAAGACTCTGACCTGTTCCATATGCTCCAAATTTAGCTAATACTGTGTCATTAGCATTAACAAATTCATAACCTCTATTCCAATCTCCTACAGTAGGAGCAGCCTTAATAGTAAGGACTCCATCAGTACGTAAAATACAGTGATAACTATTAGTATTACCCACTGTTAAGTTACCAGTCATAGTATCACCAGCTTTTTTTACAAAAGCAGATGGACTAATACCACCAACTGTATCAGCATTGCCTGCATTAGCTGGTTTGCCAACGCTTACAGTCTATGCACTACCTCCAGATGGAGTTACTGTGAAATTACCAGCAGAACCATTAGCAAATGTATAAGTAGTATTAGTATTCTATGCAGGTATACCTAATGCAGTTATATCAGCTTTAGTTACAGCAGTAACACTAGCTACATGACTAGTAGAATCAGTAGAGAACTTATAGAATCCAGATGCTTTACTAGGTGCAGAACCAGCAGGATGTACATAGTTATTATATGTAGCTCCTTTAGTTAAAGTAAGAGTATCACCACTAATAGATGCAGTAGTAACAGCATTACCAGAACCAGCTACAGTTACTTTACCAACCTTCTTAGCTAATTCTGTATTCATAGTAGACTACAGATTATTGATGTTAGTCTGTAACTAATTATCACCATCCTTTCTAGCTTGAATCTCTACATTCAAATCGTTAGTAATCTCGGGTGAACTGCTCTCAATAAGCTCTTCCAATCTATCTACTTCAGTAGTTACTCTATTATCTAGATTAGTAATTCTATTAGGTATATTGACGTCTAAGTTCTATTTATCAGTAGCAGTCATTACACCAGCTGCAGATTGTGTAGCAGCAGGTATAGTCTATGACTTAGTAATAGGATTAGTATATGAATTACTAGCTGCAGATAAATCAGATTGCTTATAATTAATAGTTACACTAGTTGCATTTCTAGACGTTGCATCTACACCAGTAACTAGGTTATTAGGTAGTGAATCAAGCTTATCACCAGGATTCTGTATACTACCAAATTCATTATATAAGTCATCTAATCTGCCTTTATCTATTGCAGACATAGCACCTGCATTAGTAGTTGTAGCTGATGGTATATCTATATTATCATCCTGTAATGGACCATAATTTAAACCATCTTTAACTGCATACTTATAGTTAATCTTAACTAATTCACCAGTACTAGTAGTAGGAGTAAGGTATGAAGTAATCTTAGTAGGCATGCTATTTAAAGCATCTCTATTAGCTTTACCTTTATCTCCAGGATATGCAGTACTAGGAGTTTCACCTAATGCTAAACTCTAACTAATCTCTAAGTATTGAGTACCAGTCCATCTATATGTTAAGTTAGTATCTTTAGCTACATATATTTTACCAGTTTCACCAGTCTAAGGGAATTGAGCTTTAGTAGAGTATTCTAATACATCATCTACATAGGATGGTAACTAAGCTGCTGGAACTTTACCAGTTGAGTCTAACTCAGCTAATCCACCAGGCTGACCTTTAGTACTAATAAAAGCATTTAAACTGTTAGTAATAGTAGTGTCGCCTGCTTTTCTATCTTCAATCTCTTTCTGTAAAGCATCTTCTAGTTTATCAGTAACTCCATCAAACTTATTCTCTATACGGTCTATCTCTGCTTCTCTATCAGCAATCTCCTTATCAATCTTATTATCAAGATCGTCTATTCTATTATTTATATTGGAGTCAGCTTCCTTTAGTTCTTCAATCTATCCAGGAATAGTAGTATTAAGTTCTACATAATCTTCCTTACTCATAAGACCGTCCATAGAAGCAGTAGCATTAGCTATACGTATATCCATATAGATATTGTTACCACTCTTAATAGTATTCCATGATACACAAGGAGTACTATTCTGTCTGAAAGTAATACCATTAGTTACTAAGTCATAAGTAGATGTATTAGTACCATCTTTAAACTTAATATTAGTTAATGCTAAATTACCTATATATACATACTGACCATTATCTGTGAGTACTTTAGTACCGTCTCCAGTAGTCTTAATTACTGTAGTAGTATATTGTTCTTTACTATAGTTTAATGAACCATCTACAGTAATAGTATCAAATACTACTTGAGATATATTATCTGTACCTTCTTCTTTAATAAAGTCAGGAGATTCAATATATATAGTACTACCAACTATAGCTACTTCGGTTGCTAAGTCTAATCCATTTCTATTAGAGTTAATAGTATAGATAAGCTTACCTTCCTCTATAGCTTGCTTTAATGCGTCATAATCTTCTTGACTTACTTTACCATCAACGATAGTAGGATCAAAGATATACATAGTCATATCTTTAAACTCTATCATTCGGATCTTACCATTTCTTTCACCATCTTGGAATGGAATCATCTCCTATCCTGTGACAGCAGTACGTTCTGAAGCTTGACTAATCTTTAAACCTTTAATTCTTGCTATCATTGTCAATCAAATTATTTTCTTTCTACTATTCTAACAGTACTACACCGTTATCTTCCCATAACCAAGGATCTGCATCCTCTGTTAACAATGCTAATACATAAGGATCATACAATCCTCTAAAGTATCCATTACCACAACCACACTTAATACAATATGGTTTGAGTTTCATAGGTATACCACTATATAATTGTGGTTTAACCTAATGTAAGTATCTCTTTAGTATTTCAGAATCTATTGGAGTAGTAATATCAGATGTATTACTAAACTCCAATAAATCTGTTAATTCATTGTATACTATGGTTGCAACTACATCTCTATTATTCCTAAGTATATTAGTTTTAAGTATAGAGTTTGTTTTACTGTTTATATATTCTTTTGCTTTATCCATAGTAATTATGCGTTTGCGTATGTTTTGGTAGTAAGATTATTTTTTGCAAATATCAAACCTTCTGTTGGGTTTAATATAGCAGAATAGATGTCACTTCCCAATACTTTTTGTACATATATACTACCATCTCCAGATATAGATATCTATGAACCATTACTACTTCTAACGTATATGTTTCCTTCGTTAGGAGACTAATTCTAAGTTCCGTATATATCTATTAGATAAAAATTTGAATCTGTAGATTGAGGCACTCTTAGTCCACTAAAACTATTACCTACTAATATTACTTTACCGTTAGTACTATTTCCTACATTAAGTTCATTAATTTCTCCAGAGGAATTCCAAGCGATTTTACCATCTGCCAAAGAACCGCTTCCATCAGAATTAATAGTTAATTGATGCTTAGTACTAACCGTATAGTCTAAACCACTGTTATTAACTGTAAATGCATTAGAAGATCCTTTGGTAAACATCAGTAAACCAGAATCATTCAATTGCATAGAAACATTATTAGAAGAATTACTGTTATCAATCTTTGAATGACTAAAACCATGTAAATCCAAAGTAGTTGTACTACCTCCAGAACTAGAGTCTGCATTAGATAAAGTTATAGAACTATTATTAGAATCTGCAGCTAAATGTACACCTCCAGCTCCAAAATAAGCTTCACCATTCTCAAAGTCTAACAAGAAATTAGGTCTAAATGAGTTAGAAGTATTCATAGGATCTGAAGTATTAATCAAATGATATTCAGAACTATCACCATCACTAGCATTCTTACCTCTTTGTGAGAACATCAGGTTGTTATTAAATACAGCTCCACCTACTAATGAGTTAGGTGCAATAAGTAAGTCAGTATAGATAGCTTCAAAGTTTTTTAATGGTTCCCATGCTCCAGAGGTATCTGTTCCTGGCGATTCATTATTCTGCTACGTACCAATCCATGTCATTACGGCTTTTAAAAAGAAATAGTGATTGCCTTCAGTATCTCCTCCAGTATCATATACATATGGGGCAGTTTCTCCATCGTTAATATAAGGAGTACTAGTACTATATATACCCATAGGATATGCTATAGGTTGTGAACCTACTGGATCTGGAGTAATTATACCACCCATAGGGTTAGGTTTAGACCAATATTGACCAGACTCTAATTCGTCATTTATTATTCTACATTGAATAAACCATATGTAGTTATATTCATCACCACTAACTAACTCAGGAACATCTGTAGACCAACCTTTTGGATCTCTCTTACGCTTCATAGTGTCGCTCCATTGTTCTCCTGTATAAGTAGTTTCAGTACCTTTACAGTATCTAACTTCATAACCTACTCCAGGAACACCTGAACCACCATTATCACCAGTCATACCAGTCATATAGTATGGATCGCACCAGTCTTCTATCATAGTATTATCACTACCATTGATATAAGCAAAAGTAGCCCATAAGACTTTACCATCACTTAAAGCAGGAGCTGAAGAACTCCAACCAGAAGGATAACGAGTATCTTGGTCTAACGAAGGAGCTGAACTCCAACTATTGTTTCTAGCAAATCTGTATTCATAGTAGTTACCATCCATGCCTCGAACCTTACCTACATTTACCCAGTCACTACCATTCCATACCCATAAGAAGCCATCAATAACCCAACCGTCTCCTATTTCATTACCACTAGTTGGAAGATCATCTGTAGAATCTAAAGTGCCTTTAATGATAACCCCCTGCCCGGTTACTTTTACTACAGCTCCCCATTCTATTACAGAACCTGTTTCACCTTGAACCAATGCTATACATTTCCACCATATACCAGTAGACATATCAGGAGTAAGTACCCAACCATCACCAGGATTATATGGGTCATTACTAGTAGGCTTCTCAGGTTGAGTCTGACTTTGCTTAAATGCTTCTACTTGATAATTAAAATTATTACCATCTAGACCAGGTACACCTGTAATTAAATAAGGACCCTACCAACCTCTTTCATCCTCAGGTAAGGATTCATCAATTACTAACTTATTATCAAAAGTAACAAGGGCTTGAATACCCCATATAGCTTCTTTACCAGTAGCAGTAGGCATACCTACACCCCAGATACTACCAGGATTAATATTCAATCTATCTGGATCTCTAGGTTTAACATCGCTACCAGATGTCTTAGTATACATTACTCTAAGGTGTTGACCATCTTGACCATCATCTCCCCATTTAGCCCATAATGATGGAGAACTAAAGTTACCCCATTTGTGAGTATCGCCTTTATACTTTCTCTTACTAACCCATTCGTATTTAAACTCTTCACTTACTCCCTTAGGATCGTCTGTCCAAGGTTGTTCACCAGGAGCTGATTGAGGTATGTACTCATCTTGATCTGGATTATTATCTGTAATCTCTTTAGGAGAAGCAGGTAACTTGGTACGCTGATATATATACTCTACGCCATCACCATCTTTACCGTTTACACCCCATTTAGACCAAATAGTGGGGCTACTCCACTCACTCCAACTACCATCAGTTTGTAAGTTATGTGAACAAACCCATTCACATTGATATTGTTCGCTAATACCTGTAGGATGATCAGTCCAACCTTGTCTAATGGCTTCGGTTTGGCTATTACCTGTAGGTTTAGTAGGAGTAACTAAACTAGTTACAGTGAGTTTATATACAAACTCAATATTACTACCATCTGCACCATCATGTCCATCTGCTCCTGTAAGTCTTACAGGTGTACTCCAAGGAACTACAATAGTGCCTTTACTAGAGAATGTAGCAGTAGACATCCACACATAACCATTAGGATTACTATCACTACCAGACCAACCTTCAGGATAAGTAATGGTATTAGTTTCATAATCCCAACTACCACCTACAGGAGTATCAGGTCTTTCTATACTCTTAGTAGACTTGTATGCTATTACTACTCTAGTAGTATCTCCATCTATACCTGGTACACCGTCAATACCATCTTTACCATCTTTACCATCTTTACCATCTTTACCGTCCTTACCTGCATCTCCTGTTCTACCTGCAGGTATACCAAATGAGAATAGGAATTGGTCTTTATCCAAAGATACAGATGCAGTAGGTGTACTTGATTCATATACATCCTTAATTGCAGCTTTAAACTTATAATTACCTATAACTATATCAGCTACAGATTCAAGCGGTAATTTATAGTTATTGCCTTTTTCTGCAGTAACAATGTATTCACTACCTGTAGCTTCAAGCTTCTCTTCTAAGTCCAATATCTTTACACCATCACATTTTTGTATCATATCTATTTATTTTATAATTTACAATAACTATTACTGCAATTTCCTGTACTGCAAGTATTGTTAGAACAAGAGTAACAAATACCACTAAATAAAGTAGCAGAGTTACGCTCTTTCTCTAAATGAAGACACTTATCGTTTTCTGTATTGAAACAATCACCTTTCTGAGTAAGAATAGCGTTGTTACAGCAAGTACTAGCTGCACATTTTGGTTTGATAGATATCTCAAGTAATCTACAGATATCTACATATAATTGTAAAGCATCACGATAGTAATCGGATGCTAAAGCATACTCAAGCAACTATCTCTTAAAGACTACTAGCATTATATTCTGCATAGTCTAATCATCTAAACAAGTTGAACAGTGAGTATGTAATTTCCTAATCTCTGCCATATATACAATTGAAGGATTGTAGTATATGCCATGAAAATGTATTTCTTCCTATTCCGTAAAACATCTCAAAGTAACGTATTTCATATTCCAATCTAGTTCTAGAATATCGTCATTAGTTACAGTTACATTATTTTCGGAATCTACTGTAATATTCTCAGAAAAGCTAATGTTATGTATAGGACTGTCTTCAAGTATGTTCTTTAAATTCCATACTTCATCTATATAAACTTCCTTACTATAGTTACTAAGATCTACTTCAGTCTCTATCTTAAAGGTCAGTTTATTACCATCTATTTGTATATTTGTTAATTTGTCCATATATCAACAATAAAAAAAGTGGAGAGTGGAATATTCCACAACTCCACTTCTGTAGTTTGTAAAAGGAATCTTATCCCAAATTCAATCTCTCTAACGTGGATTAGGCAATTGTCTTACCAGCAATAAATGACTGAATACCTTTATCTACAATAGAATCAACTAAACTAGGACAATAAACTTCCGTAGTCAACGGAGTAGTCTTGATATACTGATTATCATTGCTCAAGTACAGGTTATCGTTTTCGATGATAGCATAATCATATTCTGCATCTTCTACTACTTTACGAGCCTGTTCAACAATAGGATATGCACCAGTAAATACGTGACCTTTATAACCCATGTTACGTACTTCTGCATCACGTACTTGCTTCCAATAACCCTTACCAGGATTACCAGCAGTCTTAACAATCGTAGCACCTACAACTGCCTTAGGCTGATTAGCAAGCAATGCACCAGGAATAGTCTCATACAGAGATGCTTCCATAGATACAACGCTGTATTCATTTAAAGAATAAACGCCTTCATTATCATCCTTCGGCATAGCAGTCAAAGTCAGAACTGCAGCAGAAGCAGTAGCCTGTACTCTACGATTCTTGTGAGCGTTAATCTTCTTCAAGAAAGCGTCTACTAAATCTTTAGCTGTAGTAGTTTCAGCATATACTTCATAAGTATGAGTAAACTGCCAAGCAGCTTCATACATATCCTTATAAACGATACGCAAAACGTAACGATTACCAGCAATAATAGTAGCGTTAGTTAAAGTGATTACAATCTTTTCTTCAACAGGAGCTACATATTCGCCAATTACTGCAGATGGTTTAGAAGCTTTCTGGATTTCATTAGAGAAATCAATATTAGCTTTCTGTGCTACCGTACCATCAGGCATAGTAACATTCATCTTTTCACCTGCTACACCTACATACAGAGAGTTAGCATTTACTGCATCAGCAGCAGTCTTAATAAGAGCCTTATTCTCATCGAACAAAGCAACATCACCAACAGCTAAAGCATTCACTGTAGTGTAAGAAGCCGGAGCTTGTTTTCCAATCAGAACTGAGTGTACTGAAGTTTGCATAAAATTAATTTTTTATTATTTAGACATTTAAGCGCTTAGTCTATTCGCTTCCTTCTACTTTTCTTTATTAAGAATTTCCACGTTAGAAGCGCTTGTAAAATTATTATTTATCACATTTTTACAGAAATAAAGCAACTATTCTAAATTCATAGGGCCCTTCATTCTGTTAATAGCCCAACAGGTGAGCTATACGTTTCCAATGACATAACCTCTACTAGAATCAATTCTGTCAATACTGGCATTGGTCTCAATTACTCCAGTTCCGTAATTACTTGTCATTGGTATTCCAGAGATAGCACACAAACCCTTTTGAGTATCCCATAAATATTTTATATAATCCTCTGTTAAATTAAAATCAAGTTTGGAATATTTAGCTCTACTTTTAGCACTAGATAAACAATGCTTTAATTTTAAACGTAGACTATCTTCGGGATTTAAGTTTTTGCGGTAGCTATTTTCTTTTACTCTCTAACATTCTTTGCAAATACTATTAACTCCATCTCTGTATGTTAAACTCTTATTATTGCAAAATTTGTTAGCAGGTAAATACAAATTACAAGATGAGCATCTATATAAATACCCATTTTCAGTTTGTATTTTGTTCTTCTTTCTCATATTAATTGTTATCCTAAGATTTCTTAGAACTAGTATTAGGTATAGTCTGTACTATCATTTGAACTGCTAGATCAACTATATCCTAATGTGTATTTTCTGGTAAATCTGTATACTCTTTAGTTAAATCCTAGAGAGTACCTAAGTCCTTAGCTTTTCTTAAGTAAGTAAGTTCATAAGAACTTATATCATAATTACCATCAGTATATAATACAATTTTATTGTCAGTATATACTCTAATAGGTTTTGCTTGATTATAACGCAATTTATGATCTGATAGGCTATTACTTAGTCTAGAGCTTACTGTCTCTATTGTAGCCTCTATTACATCAGACTCATGAGTAATTAAGTTATTACATTTATTATCCTTTATACTTATGTATACGTTTTCACCAAGTGCAAACATATAATCTTCAGGATAATCAGCTTCCCATTTATTACCTAATTTACTAAAGCTATAAGTAGTATAACTCTTAGTATTTACTAAAGTACGTATATTATCAGTAATCTCTTGATTTCTCTAGAACACTCTAAAGTTCTGTTTAACATATTCGTCTTTAGCTTTGTTTATGAAATGAAACAAAGTATCTGAAGGAAATTTAATAGTATCATTATAATTTGTTATAATGTTATTCAGCTATCTTTCTACATTAATCTAAAAACTTCTTTCCGTCATAATTATTCAGATACTTGGTTTAACTAAAATTTAGAAGATTGTCTTTGAGATTCTATATTCTCTAAAGCAATTACTACTGCTCTATTAATAATTTCATACATGACATCTTCAGGAAAATCTAATTCTTGTTCAGGTTTAGTATAATCAAACTTAGTTGGTTTCTTAACATAAGTAAGATCTACTCTGTAGAACTCTGTATTATCTTCTACTCTTGGAGCATACATAGGATCCTGCATTAAAACAGGATCTACGTATACTAATAATTTATCATTTTCTAAAGTAGCTACTGGATTCTCTACCCAAGGTATATTATTGTAAGTCTACTTAAAAGGCTTTACTAACTCATGACTAGTAAGTACACAGTTAGTCTAGAATTGTCCATACTTAAGTAATACGCTAAGTATAGTCATTCTATTATCTTCATCATGAACATCTTCTAATGCATACTCATTGTAGCCTGTATGTACAGCATGAAGATTAACATCTGTAGCTATTAACTTCTCTATTTCAGATAAGTTAGACACAGAACCTTCTAAACCTATTCTTAAAGCATTATTGCCAGTAATCTTATTACTTAAGATTTCTAACTATGCTTGATTAAGAAATAAGTCTACTTCTTCATCTAAGAATGCTGGGCATCCACCATAAGCAATACCTTCTGCATTCTTATCCAGAACTACCTTGAAAATTATATGAGAATCTTTATTAGTCATTACTTAGATTTTATTTCCTACATTATTGCCAATTTTATTTCTTGATTCTTCTTATCCTTAAGATAAGCAATTACATCTTCAAGACCATTACCAATTAAATCAGTACCAAAGTAATATTGAGCACGATTCTTTCTAATAATGTTTTTAGCAATAGCTTCTTCAATTACGAAGTTAATTTCTTTATTAGGGTTATTTACCCATTTCATCAAGAACTTAGAAGGATCAGCTTCAATAAATTCTGACAATTTAGCTTCAGCAACCTCATTAGACATAGAATCTGATTTCATACCATAGAGACGTAAACACTTACGCATTTCTTCAGTAGACATCTTATCCATCTCTCTATATGCTTCACGCTTAACTTTATTGAACTTGTTCTGTTCTTCTGCTTCACTATCCTTATTAATCATAACATAATCAGTGCTAGGCTTAATATCGTTAAGACCATTAGCTACTCTCTTATGTTTCTTAAGGAATAGGTATTTTAATTCATCCTCAGGTCTATTAGTATCCAATATTAAATCCTTTTTGCCAATCTTAATAGCAAAAGTATCCCAAAACGCACTATTAGGAGATAACTATCCCTCAGGATAACCAATTTCTTTTTCTAATCTAGTTGCATCTTCTGCAGATAAACCAGTATATAAATTACCAGATCTAGTCCAGTAAGAGCTTACATAGTCAAAACATGTAGGCCATTTAGTAATCCCAGTCCAGGGATTAGTTTTAATTATTCTAACGATTACTTCCATAATTATTAATTAGATTGTTCAGTTAGTTGTTCTTTATATTTCCAGATATATTTGGCGTTATTCCAAGCACGTTTATTATTTGGGTCTATTGGGTTTTGTAATTGTCTTTGTATACCTCTTCTATCACAACCAGATTCTCTAGATGCTTCAACAATAGAAACATACTCCTTAATTATATTGCCATCTTTATCATATTGATTTATAGCTTTAGCTACTTTTAAACCATTTTCAATGGCGATACTCTTTTGTTTTTCAGTTACCTTTCTATTCTTTCTAGATTCTAAATCAGCTTTTCTACAAGCTTCTGATATAGTAGGCTTCCAATCAGGGTCTTTGGCAAATAAACTAGTCGGAACTGTTTCAGGTACATCGGAGTAATCTTCTTTATAAACCCAAATGTAAGGGTTTACTTTAGAACCTATCACATTTCTACCCTTTAACGCGTTAGATAGAGTTGTGACATGTATTCCTGTTAATCTAGACGCTTCGTTTACACCACGATACTCTGATATAAATTTACCGTCTTTAGTGTATTGTAGCACTGGTTTTCTTCTAGAAGAACCAATATTTCCAGAATTACGATAAGCTTCTCTTGCTTCTGTAATTATTTTTCCAGCTTCAGATAGCTTAAGTCTAGTAGCTTCAGTAACTTCTCTGCCGATAGCTTTTTGACGGATCTTTTCTTTAGTTTCTTCAGTATGACATCTACCAAAAGTTCCGTCTCCGCCTTCTGTCATATTATAACCATACTCATCTTGCAATGATTTATATTCGGAAATATAATATTGTTCTTTCTCTGTGAGTTCTTCCCAACTATTGCAGAAATCTATAAGTTCTATTGAGAAGTTCTCTTTTCCATATTTTCTTATGGCATTATGTAACTTGAAGGGGCATCCGTGCTCGGCACTATAGATGTGTTCTTTCCACCGAGCACTTATACCTTTACTTGTGATACCTATATATACTTTATTATTAACCTTGTTTGTTATTTTATAAACATCATATGAACGCATCATAATATATAATATTTTTTGTTATATATTATATAACGTTAACCATACCGCAAGGTTCCTAATAATTGTATAAAAAAGTTAGTTTATCACTCTGCTTCCATGATTAGTTCCCCACACGCACGTGGATCCCTTAACATTATGCCCATTTCTCCAAGGAAGAATACAGTATAACCGTCCTTACCATTAGATCTCAGAGTATTAATAGACTTACCATAACCAGACGGAAGAACTGCACCACCAGTAGTCCAAGTTACGAATTCACGATCCTTACGAACTACCTTAACGATATTAGCTTCACCATCACGTCTACCCAGATCCAGGAATGTCATACGATATGATTCCAGCGGTTTCAAAGTAACCGGATGCAACTTACGATTATAAGTAATATCGTCATACAGCGGGAAATACTTCAGGGTCAACTCGATACCATTAGTCATCTTATAAGTCTTGAACTGACCACCAAAAGTAAGGCTGTCACCAGAACCAGTTACAAATACAGTATCAATAAGGCTCATGTTAACTACCTTTTCCTTCAAAATTCTATCGAATTCACGGATACCCATTTCACCAGTCAATGCAACAAACTTACGTTCGTTAGTACCAAGTACATTATAAGACAGGTCAAACAGGAAGTCTTCCAACAGTTCTGCAGTAAGATGAGTATAGTAACGTCTATTAGACGGAGCAATCTGTTCCAACAGACCGGCGCCAATAAATACCGGACGGCCGTTAGTACCTTTCAGATTACAAGAACCATCTTTGTTTACATTAGATTTCATGTAAACCAAGAAACGTTCACATCTCTTATACCATTCACGCAGAGCTACCCATTCCTGATAATCAGCCCACAAATAAGACTTCTTACCAGTCTTAGGATCTTGCAAAGCAATAGCCATTACTGTAGAATAAGCTGAACCAGTAATATCATAGTTGATACGAATTGTAGTAAGATAATTACGCATCTTGAAGTGAGTATTATAGTTCAGGATATCACCCTCTTCACTGTACTCTTCAACAGCAGAAGCCAGACGAGATACTTGGCAACCCGGTTTCAAGAGTTCTGCAGGAATATAAGAAGTAGGCTGACCATCAGCTACAAAACAAGTATATACCCACAGGTTACCGTCCTGATACGGAGCACCTGCTACACGTACTTGGAATTCCTTATCATCAAATTCCAATACAGCAGTAGGACCAAACCAGTTATCTTCTAACCACAGCATAATAGGTGTATTGCCAAGACCCGCAGTTGAATCATCTGTAATAGCTGCACCATTCCATTTTGCATCTCTAATTGTAACTGCTCTATCGGCATCAATCATTACATTCCACTCCCAGCTCGGTTGATCAATGGTCATTACATTACCAAGACCACCAGTAAGCATATCCAAAGAAGTGTTGTAACCATTATCTTTGGTACCGAATACATAGGACAACACAGTAGCAACCTGATACGGATTCTATTGTGATGCTGCAGAAATCTTAGCGGTATCAATCAAATCACTGAACCACTTACCTTTATACAGTACCAAATTATTCAGAATATTATTATCCATAAAATACTAGTAAATTAATTTTTAGTTATTATTAATTAGCACGCAATCTTCGTGCGAAGGAATTCCACATAGACTCGGTGCTAGTGTTATCCTGTTTATTAGTCTTTCTACTTACTCCTGTTCTATTAAGGCTATTTTTAAACTTGTTAATAGCGGCATTTTGACCTTTTACTTCAGCAGCTTTTACAAGTGTATCTCCTTTCATAGTAAAGTAGGCAGACTCAATTAAATTTTTTACGCTCTTAGACCAATCCTTTTGGAATTTAGTCATACCATCAGAGGTGGGCTTGAATATATATTCTAATAGTGTCTGTTTATCCTTTTCAGGAATTTTAACACCGCGAATATTATCCATACCCTTTATTTCGTTGACAACGGTATCAAAGTACTCCTGTTGGCGTTGAACTGCAAGCTTGGCAGCATTTTCTTGATCTTTCAATAGCTGTTGTTTCTTACTCTCTCTTATATCCTTAAGAGCCTCAGCAGCATCCTATGATTCATCTTCAAGAATACCAGCTTCCTCATATTTGGTAAGTTTCTTTTCAATTTGTTTAGTATTAAAACCTTTTTCTTTAAGGAATTCTTTTAATACTAACTTCTGATTACTCTCATCTTCAAGATCAATATCATCAAGATCGACTTCGCTGTCAATTGAGAAATAATCTCTTAAATTACCACCATTCTTAACAAACTTATCAAGTTGCTCAACTTCTTCACTAGCGTATTGTGGTACTGAGTTTTCTTCAATTACATCGTTAAAGTAATCAATAAGATCTTCAACGGTCTTGGGTTTATCATCATCCTCAATGTCGTCCCAACCTAACTTTTCAGACAAAGAATCAAAAAAACCTGTTACTATGGTAGTTTCATCAGTAGACTCTTCTGGTTCTTCTTCCTCAACTTCAGGTTCTTCTGTTTCTTCCTTTGTAGTAGTTTTAGGTTTAGCTTTAGATTTAGATTTTACTTCTTTATCTTCTTCTTCAAGCTCTTCCTCTTTCTCTTCCTCAGTTTCAGTTTTCGTATTCTTACGAATATTATTTAACTCTTCTTCACTGAGTTCTTCTCCTACTCCTTCAAGATCAATTTTTGTTTCTTCCTCTTCCTCATTAGTAGGAGAAACAATAGGTTTATTCTTTACACTTGCTCCTGGCATGAGTTCTTCAAATACCTCAAAACCGTTCAATGTTACATTATCCATAATTATATATAATTAGATTTGTTATTTTTTCTTTCTTCCTTTATGTTTCCATTTTTTCGCATTCTAAGCAAAGATAGCTCTTTTACGAGTTAATGGATTTTTACTATGAGTAAGTTCTTCGGTTGTTTTACCAGTTCTTTTCTTTAAAGCATTGAACTTACCTCTATTCTTTTTCTTTATATGAATACCACCATACTTATATGAAGGTATGGGATATTCCGGCATGATACCTGTATAATCTATCAGATCACTCATTTTTATTATTATTAAAGTAAACATTAGCTCCTAATGCAGTAGTACCAAGCAACGGAATAGCGTTAAACCATTTAGTATATGCATTAATATTCTTATGCTGTTTAAACATCTTCTTTATAGGATCACTATCAGACATTTTATCTAGATACTTCTTAAGTAGAGTAGACGATACTGGTTCATCTAAATTCTATATATCTCCATTCTATTTGAGCATAGTTCTTAGCTAATTCATATAAGCTTTCTATTCTGTACCTTTTCTGTAATAGTCAGTAGCGTCTGTCTATTTTAGTGAATTCTCTAACTACTTTAACATATTATTATTGACAGATGTATCTATATTTCTACTAATTATATAATCAGTATAATGATTCATTTCGTGATTAGCTAATTGCATAGGATCTCTATACATTCCTGTATTTACCCATAAATCAAACTCATTAGGTTCTGCTCCTACTCCAGTCTTATTAAATCGTTCTTCTGCAAATGGTTTAGCCTATAATCTTCCAGAAGCTACCATATCTTTGGGTTGAACTTCAGGTAAATCAAAGTACCTATGCTGATACAAATCATCAAGCAGATCATAAGTTTCACTATAATTAGTACCGAATATTTTATCTGCCTATTCAGCTCTATTACGATAAGGTATTGTATTAATGTCTTCTAGAACTCTATTTCTAGAATTAGCTATATCTGATAAATAATCTCTTTTCTTACTAATATTACCTAGAGCCTGATTTATTAAACTTTGTTCAGTTCTATTTACAGTAGGAATGTACCTAGCAGCAGCTTTTACATTTCTTAAACCACTAGGAACAAAAGGTAATACTGTAAGAGCGGCTAGTCCAGCACCTAACCAATCTCTATTCTTTACTGCATCATAAGTATCTTTAACCGATATAGCATCACCAATAGGAGTCATATTAGCAGCATCTTCAATACTAAATACAGGTTTTAAGCCTTCTTCTAAAGGTCTACCACTACTACTTCTACCTGTAGCTTGATAGAATCTTTCCTTCTCAGGATCACCTGTCTGACCACCATCCTGAAATGCTTCTACCTTCCAATCCCAATAGCCTTTACCGGGATTATTCTCCCGGTAAGACTTTAGGTTTTGCATTCTCTATTTAAATGCTTGTCTATCCATAATCTTTCAATTATTTCTTTCCGCCTTTACCCTTCTTAGAGCTGCCAGACTTCTTACCTCCACATGCCATAATTAATTCCTCCTATTATTTAATTGTTTTAAGATACTGTTTCCAATTCTTTTTATTAGCCTTATAAGTCTTCTTTCTATCCTTAATCTTGTACTTATCAAGATCTTCAGGCTTACGTGTTTTTAGATAGTCAAAGTTATCATCATTAGCGTAAGCTTCCATCTCATAAGGAATAGTATAGTAAGCACTAGATGCAGGGTAGATAATTGGATTACCTTTAATCCATGACCATGCATAAGACCAATAATAACTTATCCATCTCTTCTTATCTTTAGCTTCATAAAGATGAATATTTTCGTGATTCCAAGTAGTAGGTTTAATCTGAGATTCAGGTTTTCTACTTAACAAGTAACCACACCAGCTCATTGCAGAATAACCACTAAATGGATAGTGATCCATGTGTTTATACTCTACTTTATCTGCTTTTACTTTAGTAAATAGTTGTTTAACTATCCACCATGTTTCTTTAAACCAATTCATAATTATTTCTCTCCTGTTACTTTATTCTTGATTGCAGTTTTAGCTTTAAGTTTCTCTCTTTCAAGTGCCGCTTTGTCTTTAGCTGCTTGCAACTTCATTTCGTGATCCATTCTTTCTCTCTCAAGCTGATTCTTCTTATCTTCTATTTCTTTCTTCATCTTCTGCTCTCTAATCTTAGCATTGAATTCAAATTGTTTAGAAGCTTCATCAGATGCTTGCTTACGTTCAGCTAAAGCTTGCTGGGCTATCTCTACTGGATCTGGAATTCCATTACCATCTTGATCCATATTCTCAGCACCTCTATAAGCATTAAGTTGAGCTACAGTAATCTTAGTAGCATTATCTTGATCTATCTTATATTTCTCAAGATCCATTTCTGCTTCTTTAATCATAAGCTCCTCTTCCTTAATCTCATTTTGCATTTGAATAGCTTGCTGTTCGCGTTCTGCTTGAGCCTACTCCATAGCCTGTTGCTGTTCCATACGTTTCTGCTCAATCTCCTCTAATCTAGACTTAATCATACTAATATTATCCATAGTAATGATTTCAGCTATATCAAGCAAACTAGCACCATTCTGCATAGCAGGTTGCATTAACTGCTTAAGTGTTTCTATATACTGTTGATTCTTGGTAGTATCTTCTATAAAGATATCAAAATCCTCATAAAGCATATCATCTGATAGCGTTAAGAATGCTCTAGTAGCATCATCTAATATATATTGTAGATGAGTTTTACTACCATCTTTCCAAGCCCATCTAGCGGTATTAAGCAACATAGTTAAGCATTCTCTCTTTACCTAATTGTGTGTCCAGAACCAAGGTTCAGTAATATGAGCTGATTGTACTACAGATCGTTCTACATTACCTACTAATTCATTAGATGAAATAGAACCTTCTCTTTGCTTACTAACTCCAGATATCTCAGATAGCATACTTTCAATCTTATCCATAAGATTAATATACTAATCTATGGTATTAGCCATAGTAAGGTCAAGAGCTGTAATCTAGTTAAACTGACTAGGTTTACCTCCTTCTCTACCAGGTATATCCCATCCTTCTTCATACGGATTAATAAAGTTTACACCAAGAGCAGATAAATAATGCATCCATTTAGATACATCTATATTCATAGATTTTGGTATCTAAGTAATATCCATATTTACTACTTTACCTTTATCTCTAGCCATAGCAAGCTCAAGTCTATACCATAGTACAATATACATATACTGTAATGGTTTCATCATGCTTACTAAACTACGTGGTCTACTGTTTGTATTATTATATACTACTCCAGTATAAGGCAATCTCTAAGAGTTAGGATTATCAGATGAAGTATATTGATATTCTAATGGTTGTATTCCTATATATAAGTCTTCTCCAGCTCTATATCCTTCCCATACTTCAGTAATCCATTTCCATTCTACATTAAGTTCCGTCCCGGTCTCTTTATAGCTCTCATCTACTTGATATTCTTTAGGCTCACCTAATTCAGGATCAATTATAGTAACAAAGCCTATCTTCTTAAATGATTTCCAGCAACAGTGCCATACTTTCACACTATTAGTACTATCAAATGGATTACTACTGAATCCGTCAATAGTATGTGTTTTAATATGAGTATAGTCTAAAGATGTCTTTCTTACTTCAGGATTTATACCTCCTTTAGAAGCTTGATCCATCATATCTAACAACTAATTTAGCTGTTTCTCAGACATCTTATCGTATAATCTATCATATAGTTCAGTTACAGACATATTCATTTCATAACAGCACCATTCTGCGTCATGAATGAATTCTAAGTCAGACGTTTCAGTATCATAATCAAAGTAGATAGGATTAACGCGTTCGAGGCACGGTTCTCCATTTAGTATACCTATATAGTATATCTCTTCACCACCAACTAAAGCATCTTTCCAACCTTTGAAGAATTCATGAGTAATGTTTAACTTATTTTTTAAGTAATTAAGACTGTGATATGCAGTTACTTCTGCTATATCTTTATAGTCTTTACTCATGTATTTTTGTATCTACTAAGGAGTCATTATCTCACCATTCTGCAAAGCTTCCTAGTATCTAGCTTGTTCTTCAGGACCTAATTTACTCATTATAGTAGCCTGAATGTAATCTATTAAAAGCTATTTAGCTCTATCCTACATTTCACTAGCAGCTATATCACTTGTACGTACTACTCTGAAGTTGAATGGTCTTTTAGTTTCTTCTCCCAACAGTAAGTCTATTTTGGGCTTAATTATATTATAATCCTAAGCCATTGCAGGAAAGCCATCCTGCTGTTTAAAAGGATTAGTAACATACTTTAGATCTTTTTCATTGTATATACTATTATAAAGATCATAGTATGTTTGCATCTCCTCTCTGCGAGTTCTGTTATTACCATTTCTAGAACCTCCTAAACTACGACCTATAACATAGTCTATACAACTTTCTTGCCAGTCTTTTGTCTTCTTAGACATAGGAAGTTTCTATATTGGCATTTGATTAATATTATTCATAATTAAAACATATATGCTTCGATATTATCTATAGCTTCGTCGTCACGAAACCATTCCTGAGTAAATATAGGGCCTTCAAACAGTACCCTATTTCTATTCTCTTTTTTAATCTCTTTTACTTTAACATTATATAGCTATTCTCTATATATCATTACTTGGGTCAACGCCATTACACGGTCTACGTTAACTACATCGTTTGCAGCTATAAGTTCCTCTAATAGCGGTTCCGACATAATATTGTATAAGTTCTTCTTGCCATCTGCATTAATATCGTTTAGCCAATCCTTTATTAGACCCCAACCCCATTGCTTAATTTGCTTATTCATGTGGCAGCCCTTCTTTCTATTTACTTTAGAATTACTTACTATATCGTTGATTATATCTGGTTGATCAGCAAGTAAGTAGTCACAATGCTTATTAGTAAAGTAAACAAATATACCCTTATTTTGATTCTCATACATAGCTCTAGCATTGTAGTATATAAGCAATTTACGCACATTTTCGTAGAAATCTTCTGCTGATTTAGGTCTACCAGTATACTCCGCTACTATGATATCTGAGTACTACTCTATAGACTATACTCTTTTATATATGAAACAAGAACCTAATGATGTAGTACTTGATTCGTCATAATCATATGAGTCTATACCTGCAATATATAAACCAACACTAGCATCTTTATTAGGATGTTCCCATATTACTATAGATCCAGTAGGGTCATCACCTATTAATGCTCCAGTAACTTCATCGCGTTTAGTTCTCAAAGGGTAGTGTGTTATATCTCCAGTTTTTTTAATAACCCATTTAAGGCTACCATCCGGTTGCCATACTAAATCACCTACCTATTTATGATTCTATAATTTTTTGTTAGTCCTAAGTAATGCTAACTGCTCTTGCAATTCTTTTTTAGGAAAAATGTTACCATTAAACTCTAGCATTGCTTCTGCTGGAGTAATAGGTCTTTCTGCAACGTATCTATCAACCGCTGCGTTATTAGTAGCATTAGTTATTACTACTTGCCTTTCTGCTAATATGTGTTCTAAAGACTTCTTACGGTATGTATTACCGTCCTCATCCATATATATACGTTTACCATTTTCATCACGTATATCTAAGTTAGTATATTGAGGTACAAAGAAACCGCATTTATTAGTAGTAGCAGACTCATCCCATATGTTATCAAACCCTAAACAATTATATCCATCAGGGTTATAGAACATATCCTTCATAGTCTCAAATGCAGAGCCTTCATCACCACCAGTACCCCATACTATCATAGTACCAAAGGCTATACCATCTACCTCTACAGAAGGTCTAGCGATTTGCCATGCTGCTCCTAATTCAGAGAAAGAACCACCTTCCTCAAACATAATAAGGTTAGCTTTCTTACCACGTACTACATCAGGATTATCTTTCAAAGTAACACCTATAATTTCTGACTTATAACCTAATTCTATGATATTACCATAGTCATCCTTAGTATAGAATCCAGCACGTCTACGCATCTAAGTATTAACTGATCTCTTCTTACCCCATGCAGTATTCTTATCTATAAAGTCCATATAATCCCAAGCTTTAGTAAGAATACCATCATCCGTCAAATACTATTTATTTGATGCATATATGAAGGTTTTAGAGTACGGTATTAGATAGAAATTACGGCATGCCATAGAACCACCTTTGTATGAAAAACCTTTACGTCTAGACTTAAGTAAACACAGATGCTTACCCTACTCTTGGGCTTCCTGTACTGCATTAAAATAGTAATAGTCATAGTCCCAGAAGTCGGGGAAAGTTACTTCATTAACACGTTTTACTTTAGTATTACCTAATTCATCTGTAGTAATATGATTGACTATACGAGATATAGGACAGTAGTTTAAATAAAAATAGTTATACCCACTAATGAAATCCCCATCATCAGCTGTATAACCATCTACACATCTTTTACTTTCCTCATCCCAGAACTTAAAATATTCTGAAGTAGATTCAGGAAAATTACAATAACTACCAGTATTAATAAAATTTAACGCAGCCTAACGAAATTTGTTTGAATTAATTATTTTCTTATTGAAGTCTACCATCTGTATTTCCTCTTACATAAAAGGGGCGCGTTTCACAACGAACCCCTTCCATTCAGATAATATTTATTAACTTAAAATTTTCTTAATATGAAAAATATTGGGGAGATTTCCAATGACTGCAACCTAGTTTCTTAATCTAGGGATTTATACGCCGTATATTTAGTACTCCCCACCTGGGCTAACATTACCCCAGACTACCTGTTCACGATAACTACCTATCCAACAAGTTTCCTTCTGCTATTATAGTTTCAAAGGACTAGTATTTTTTTAACGGTAAGTAGAGGGTCATTCTTATCATATTTCAGAAGTTCGGATACTACCCACAGCTACTGCAAACTTACCGTTATTGGTAGCCCCACTACGACTCGAACGCAGACTAAGAGGGTTAGAGCCTCCTGTGCTAACCATTACACCATAGGGCAATATCACGTGGATATTCTTACCCTCCACGTAAGGGTTCTGATGGTTTAGAACCAAGATTTAATTCTTTGCCATAATGACTTCTTTACAGGTTTGTTCAAATATTCCGAAGCTTCTTCAATCTGTCTAAACACTTCTTCTGTATCCTTAGTCAAATCTATAGTAATCGTAAATTTCTTATTCATAATATTTTTATTTATACACTATAACGTGTTGTTAATATTTAGTTATATTTTAATGTATTATTTCGCCAACTCATACGGATTTACTTTAGCATCTCCTTTAACTTTACCTATAGCTAATTCTTCAGCTTTAACCATTGTTTCTAGTGAATCAATACTCTTAAGTACTCCACCAACGGAAGTCATGCCAGCTAATAAGTCCTTAATCTTCTTTTCATCTAAAGTATCGTCTAATGATTCTTTATAGTATTTACTTACACTATCTAACTTTAGACGCATATTGTTTAACATTTGTAGAGCTCTAGTATTAAGTAAGGTTTTATATTCATCTTCACAAATCAATTCTTCTGTAGTCAATTTGTAATTCTCATCATCGAATATTTCCTTTTTCAGTTTAAGTTCCCTACTGTCTTCATCCATACTTTGTACATAAGGACTATCCCATTTATTCATAAGTACAATGTAACTTATTACTTTAGTAGCATGCTCCTTATCAGGTTTATCTGCATCCCACACTCTTCTAAAGCATGGGATGCCTATAGCATCTGGGTGTATTTTTACTTTACCTCCAATAAGATCAAATAGTTTCATTTGTAAGAACTTGTTTGTTATCTTCTTTGCTCCATCTTATAAGATCGTCTTTAGCAAAAGCATCAGAACAGACTATCGGCTTTAGATTCCACTTACTACTTATAGTATCATATTTACTTAATATAAGTACAATGTCTCCTAGTTTATAGTCTATTACTTCTTCTTCTGTTATTATTTGACCATCCTACTATGCTATATATATAGTTCTACATTCAAAGTTATCAGATATATTTTTAATGCTATTGGTATCTACTTTATATAAAATAGCATTACCGTATTGATCTATCAATAATTTATCCATATCAGCAATCACACTTTACAGTTTCACAATCACAACCACAATCACAATCAATATCACAAGAAGTAGCTTTCTTTTTTTCTTCTTGCTCCTTTTCTAGCAATCTGTTATAGTGATTCTTTACTTTATCATTCTCAATAAAGATGTACTCTGCATCACTTTCTTTATCTATAGGATACAATTTCATTACTATAGTACCTTTAGTAACACTCCTTCTCTCTTTAGAACCATCTTTCTTTGTATAGGTCCACTCTCCATCTTCAGGAATATACCACGTATAGTCTACATAAAAATGATTTAGTAAGCTAACATTTTCTACTTCTTTATCGTAACTAATAACGGTGCCTTTATCTACTGAACAAATATACTTAACCATAATAATCAATCAATTAAATAACCTAAATAATATTCTTTCTATAATCTCGCTATAATTTCCTTAGCACGTCCCATTGGTACATTCGGATTCACATAATCTGGTTTTATTTGATAATTCTGTATTATCTGCTAAAACTTCTCTATCTCCTCCTGTATGCTCTACTTTTTTATATTCTTCATACTTCTTAAATAGCATGTCACACATTGCATTTACCTGATCAGCTCTACTAGGTTCTGCATTATTCTTCCCATTATCTACTATAGTAGTAGTAATACTGTCAATTACATCATTAGTGAAATCTTCATAAGTAATTACGCCTTCATTAATTAATTCATCTACTTTGTTATACAGGCGTTTCATTTCCTTACTAAATGAATCATAGAGTGGTCTATTACTTTCCACTTCTAATTTCCACATCATTTTACTTTCTTCAATTGTCATATTCTTTGTTTTTTAACTCATTACAGATAGTATTACTTATATTTCCTGCAGCCCATCCTACTAAGTAAGCATATGCTTCATTACCGTCTTTAAAGTCTTGTGTATATAAACCTAATTGTTCACAAAAGTAATCTGCAACATGTACTGCTTCATGGGGAATCATATCTGGAGTAATATCTTCTATATTAGTAACAGCTATCACTATTACTCCGTATTTATTATCACTCTTACGTATTACTTTACAAGTAACCATTCCTCCATCATATTTATCTATTTCTTGTAATAACTTATTGTATTCACTTCCGTCATTATTACCGTATACATCAAGAAATATAAAATATTTATCCAAATCCTCAATATTAGTACTTACAAATAATAGTCTAGGATATATTTCAGGACTATAAACATCGTACGGTTTCTTTTTCATATCTTTTCTTTAATTTGAATTTACCCAAGTAAGAGAATCTGACAGGCTTTGGATCTAAATCAGACATAACGCTGTTAGTAAATCTAAATGGACTATTACATATTACTTCTATGATAGGGTATGGTATGTTATACTTGTTACTTAATTTAGTATATATACTCACTTGATTCCTCATTTAAATCTATCTTTTTGTAATATTTACATTCTTCTAAAGTAGAAGAATCACTGAATGTATTAGGCCTTACTATATTAATTATAGTCTTAACATCCTCCCAGTAACTATTGGGAATGCAATTGTTATAAACAGATTGTAGTTTGTGTATCTCCTGTTTACTATATTTACGTATAGGAGCATATGCAACAAAATTATATTTATCTATTGTAAGTAACTCTATACTAGTAGGAATAATCTCAAACTTATTATATGGTAAGTCTCTCTTCTTTAACTTATTCCACAACTTAGTAAATATGTTATATTCCTTCCAACATAATATAGTGCCAGGTCTTACTATTGTTGTTTTAATCTTCATCTTTATTTACTCTTAATATTATAGTAATTTGTACTCTATCGCCGATTATTTCAGGTATAAGCGCCTTATTTACTACAACTTCATCTTCAATCTTACCTTTAATTAATATACCTTGATTCTTAAACTTAGTTATATATCTACTGAGATTATCAGGAGTAATACCTAATACTTTTCTAATATACTTCCTATTTTCAGTAGATATTACATTCTTACTTATGTTAGGGAGCTTAGGAGTGTTAATATCTATTGCTATGAACGTAGCCAGTAACTCTAGCTCCCTATCAGTAAGATCAAGTATACCATTAAGGCTCTTTAAGAATTCTGTATTTAAATCGGCTTTGCTTACGCTTTTTACCAATTTATTCATTTGTTAACGTATCCTTAATTTTATTTAAAACCTTATTTAAGTTATAATATACTGTCTCAGCTTCTAACTTAACACAAGGCTGTATTTCGCCTTTATTTGCTTTTTCATTAGTCTCTTTTAAGTTACTTTCGTATTTCTTAAGTAAGTCATCAATGAGCTCTAAAGTAGCATCTACATTATACTTACTTTCATCATCAACACTTAAAAGGTAACCTTCTTCACATAAGTAATCTGCAGTATCATAATCTAAAGACATCATTCTAGTATAATTATCTTCACTAACGTTAAATGACACTAAACCTGTTTCATCTTCTGCTAATACATCACCTTTCTTAGCAGAACCAAATTCCTTAATTACTTTGTAGCTCATAATATTTATTTTAAATGTTTATGTATCTATAAACGGCAGATTAAATAAATGTTAAAATCTGTTAACATTTATTAACATTTATTATCTATATAATAAAAAACCCTGACTAACGCCAGGGTTCATTCTAACAATGAGTTAAGCAAATTTAAATTGTATTTGATATAGCAATTATATCATATGGTTTGACTAATTGACTATCCTTAAACAAATCAAAGTCCTTAGCAAACTTTTTATTATAAACAATAGTATCTCCTACTTTATATTCACATTCTGTTAAGCATGTAGGAATCTTCAATACTATACCTGTTGAATATTCAGACTCTACCTCCTTAGTTTCAGTTTGTGTATCATACTTATTGAAACCATCTTCATCAACTTCACCTGTAGGAATCTGCTCTGTTATCTCTTTAGTAACCATAACTGGTTCCAAAGGCTTAACTAACACATCCTTCAACATAGTATACTTAATTCCATTTACTACTGTTTCTAGTACTTTATCTTCCATAATATTCTATATTTAATACTCAAATAACGTATTATTTCTTATTTTGTTTCTCTAATATTAATATATTTCCGCCATTAGAACAACAATAACGTCTAGCCAAAGTAGGGCAGTTTTTATTTAAAAAATAACAGCCATCACAACTACCTATTGGATTAGACTCTACTATAAACTATTTATTGTCTATTGTTACTGGTATTCTATCTCTTACTATCTTTGCTAATTCCTAATCATTTAATGTCATAGTCCTTTCCTTTTCCGTGTTTATCTAAGTAAAGCATAGCTATTGCATTCCAAGCTACAGCTGCTAAGTGGTTTACTTTAGTTTCATCATCAACTTTATTACCCTTTTCATATTCAAGTAAGTGTCTTAACATAGCTGCTTTATATCGTTGGTAGCCATTCTCTAAGTTTTGCCAATTGTTATCACCATACTTAATAGAACCAGCAGTATAAAGCTTTACTATGTCTTCAATCTCTTCTAAAGGTAATAAATCCCAACGTAGCTTACCGTCTTGGTAATCATTTTTCTTCCCCTCTTTCATAAGATATATAGACCTGTTTATCACCAAAATTCTTTAATATGTTACTATCTATACCTATTATAGTAGCTTCATTATTTAAACAAGTTTTATACTTTAATACTAAAGTATTAGGAATATCATTAAATAGGTCTGTTATAATAGCAGAATCTATATACAGCTTTACATTAGTTATATTTATCTGAGTATTATAAATATCATCTATACTATTGTCAATATCACTTATTGTAATTTTATTCATTGCTTATCTCTTTTAAGTATAAATCCTTGAGTACATAATGAAGTAATCCTAGAAGGGCAATAACAATTGTATAAATCACATCCTTGACACATACCTTTTACTTCATTCTCTACTAGAGTATAAGGTTTATTACCAAAATATACTTTCTTACCTAAGTAAGCTACTTCTCTAACTTGTTTCTGTTTCATAGTAATTATATTTGTGATTATCTAAAGTAGGAGTAATTAATATTATAACACTTTACTTAACTAGACACTGTTATTACTTTACCCCTCTTACTCCCCATATAACGTCTAATATACTGTCTTAGTTACTATTTCTTTAACATTTATTAACATTATTTATAGTTATTTAACGCTATTAAGTTCAATGTTTTTAACATTCATTAACGATTTTAACTCATCAGCTAGCTTCTTGGCATCTGGATGAGCTGCACCACTACAACGTAATTCAAAGAAATGTTCCCAGTCACTTTCAAAACCTGTCATTACTAACTCTGTCTTAGTTGCATTAGGGAGTATTGCTCTTGCTTCTTGTGGTTTTAATCCTTTATTTATTAGTAGTCTGTATTGCATTCCTGCGTTGTTCAAACACCATAAAAAGTTGTCCGCTATACCATTATCTGAAGGCAATTGAATCTTCATATTATCAATATCACACCAATCTCCATCCCAGTAAGTATAATCTCCAGTAGGTATATTTAACCAAGTAGGTTTAATAAAAGTAAGCTCATTATTAAATTTATCCTTACTGTAGTTACAATATCTTTGAGACTCCTGTGCAAAGCTAAATACTCTGTGTCTAACAAACTCATGACTTACTCCTCTATCACATATGAATTTAGCCGTAATACGCTTTTCATGATGCTCTGTAGGTTCTACTTGGTATTGTAAATCGTCCAATCTATTATTTTCTACTATTACTCGTAGATTAGTTGTCACGTATATTGAATTTCCATGTTTACGCACTTTTGTATATTTCTTGTGATTACCATCTGACCAATATAATCTAGCTGGCGGAAGGTGTCCATCTTCTGTTTTATCTATCTTTAAGTAAATAGTACCATGCTCTAACATAGCCCCATGACCAAGCTTAATCATACGATCTACAAACTCTTTAGCGCTATTCTCTGTTATCTTATCTTCAGACTTATAGCAAGTTCTACCTGCTAATTCTATCATCTTGTAAGGGTCTTTTTCCTCAATAATTTGTACACTGGATTCTATTAATTTCATATTAGTTTAAAATTTCTATAGCTGTTATTTTTACTTGGCACATATATACATGCCCTTCATATTCTTGTAGTCCTTGTTGTACCATATAGTACTGATCGTCTACTTTTACTATTTTAGACCATCCATCATCTGCAGGACCTATATACGTAGATCTATTATACATTTCTGCAGATTTATCAAATGGAATAGTATTACCTATTATTTCGTATTCTATATTCATACTATTTCTTTTTAGTAGTTTTTCTTATATATGTAATAAATCTTATATGTGGGACTCCTAGTTTAGATAGCTTCTTATATGTAACATAAACTGAAGATGTACAGTTTAACAAGTTATATGAATACTTAAACATATTAACCATGCATACTGTTATTTGTTTATTTTCTGATAGTCTAGTAATAGATAAGTGACGCTGTTTAAATCTAAACATGAAGTGGTAAGTACTATGAATTATATTTTCTACTTGTTTTGTATTAGTATTATATACCCAGTAGTGAACTCCATTCCAGTTATATTGACTAGCTATTAATATATACGTAACACCTTTAGTACGCACTTTTAATACTAAAAACTTAGTATTATCAATCTGTATTTCTTGTTGCCTATTTAGATTATCTATCATAGGCTCAATATGTTCTATATAATAATCTATGCTATGTTTCATATTATCTATAACGCAAATATTAAGAATAATTACAGATATTTAACATAAATTAAACATATTTAAAAATAAAATATAAAAATATTTTATAAAATTTTTTTGAGAGAGGTGGTGCGTGTGTGGAGTAGCAAAAGTTCACTCCCCTCTATTAAGTATCGGCAGGGAACACCCCGTACTGTTTCGGTATTGGCGTTCCCTTTTATCGTGTATTGTGTAATTCTTAAAAATTGTGTAGTTATGAAATGTAATGTAACAAGCTTTGTTAAAGTTGAAAGAGAAAATGAAATGCCGTACTTTATTATTAAAGCAACGGGTGTTGAAGGTGATGAGAGCGCAAACGTAGTAGATGAGGACGGCTGTATTAATCCGTTCGCTATGATGTCAAGGCGTTTTAACTTTACAAAAACACTATTTCCATCAACGGACAAGCAAGTAGAGCAATTAGAAAAACTCTATGAGGTGGATGAGGATGGGAAAGTAGTTAAGGGTGCGCCAATACGGTTAATGTCGGTATCTTGGGCAACGGGTACGGAGTTCTACATTCGCAAAGAGGGCTCTGTTACGGGAGTCTATGAAACAGAGGAAGAAGTAATGGAGAAGGTTGTTCGTAATGGCAAAACTATTGAAGTGACTAAAACGAAGTATATACCGAAAGTGTTTAAAAGTGTTAATTTAACACTTTTTGAAAATGCTGATGGTACATGCGCCGAAAACGGTGGAAATGCTGATGCCTTATGCAAAAGGACTTTTGAAAGGGGACTTGAATCAGGTGTTTATATTCCATGCGAAACAGCTACAGACATTACCGAGGTAATCGCTTAATATATGGCGGTTCTATCCAACAAGCACGGTCTACAGATTATGTAGACTTTGCTTGCTTTGCAAATCAACATTTATTATCAACATAACAACTTTGCATATGTATTCATTAATACACGGACTATTGAACATTCTATCTATCCTATAAAGTAATTATTCTATGAAATGCAAATTATCCTCATATGTTGTGAAACATAATTTAACCACGTTAAAGTATAATAATATAAGTTAGGTATGCCCTTATAAAGACTTAGGTAGCGCTAAGGACTATATTATTATACTTCTCTTCTTAATGCAACTACATCTCTCGTAAGCAATAACCGTGACAAGTCGGGGAGAGAACACATTTGAGTTTATGTGTCAAGAATGCAGAGTCAAGAAAAACATAATCCTATTTACTATGCACAAGTAAAGACCGATTATGAATCCACGTGGTAGATGCAGTTGTAGGTTCCAACTGGTGCACATCTTATTAGAGACAGCAACCAAGCTTGAAGTAAGCAGAGCGAAGATTAGCTATACCTCGATAGGCTTAATGAGGTGCTTAACAGTCTGATACTAACTGAACAATAAGTATCACGCTTATATCTGAATCAGTTCTATAGATATAGGTAAGAATAGAGTAAGAGAAAGTGAGGTCTTATATCAGACAGCTCTTAGCATAGCTTATAGTCACACATCGTAACTGATGACTATATTAATGCGCTTACTCTATTATTTTTATTGCATTAACTAACAAATAAATAATATCAAATTATGAAGAAAATAACTTGTATTCAGCAGATGGTATAATTATACCATAACAATATATTATTCATAAGTTAATGCAGTAATATTTACTGCATCTATACTGTGAGAATCAGTATCAACTTTGTGGGGCTTATATTTAGACAATGTATGATAATAGTTGCAAATGTTATTATATAATCTAATATTAGTGCAGATGAAATCAAAGATAGTTCGTATTTGCGGTATTGCGGGATACGAACAAGTCAAGTCATTATAAGACTGGGTAGCGTAATACAAAAAATCCTAGCTGACCTGTAGCTAGGTATCTTTAAGGTGAGAATCCTTGACAATCCTGTGGGGCTTATATCTTTATCTCTGAGGAGTTCTTTATCGCTATAGTAGTAGAGAGAACTATTTACGGTGGACGGTCTACTGAATGCTTGAATGCGTAAGAGAATAAAGTATTAGTGCAGACGTTAAAATCAGGAACAATTACTATCTATCGGGATGATGTAGTGAAGAAAGTGAATAAAGTAGCATGTATGGAGGCCCGTAGCCCATACACGTCCTTAAATTTACAGTATTAGTATGAGCCATTTGTTTATTTAATCATCGTTTCATTCTAATTACAGATTGATTAATTAAACATAACAGTAAGAGTACTGTTATCAGTATATTTATATGTGAATATAGATATACTGATTGCACTCATGTAGCTGGCCTTCACGTGGCGAGTGTGTTAAGTAATAGGTCTAAAAAATCTTCCAGTTTTACCTATGAAAACTAACAGCTACCTTTTTATTAACTTTAATAACTATCAAAAATATGTATAAAAAACTATCAAATTTAAATGTTGGAGATATATTCCAATATGGAGACACTATATATGAAATAGTAGAAAAAGGAGTATGGCATGCAAAATGCAAGTATATTAATGAAACTCCTAAATCGGAATATTCACCTAAATATTTATTTATAAATTTTAGTCTTTATACTCGAGTTAAAGTTTAATAATTTTAAATGCCCAGATGGCGAAATAGGTAGACGCTAAGGTCTTAAACACCTTTGACCATTGGTCGTACGGGTTCGACTCCCGCTCTGGGTACAATTAGTAATTAACATTAAAATCAATTTATGATAAAAGTAATTAAATATTATGAATTAAATCGAATTAGTAGAATATTAGTAATAGCAATAATAACATATATTATTGGCATTCTAATTAAAAGAGAATACGAAGAGTCCAAAACTGTATATAATTTTGTAGATTTACAAATGAAGTACAAGAATTATATATTAGTCAATAAAGAGAGAAGTATTACCAATGATGAAGAATATAAGTTCACATTACGTAATCCTATTACAGACCAAAATAGTACTGTATATGTAAAGTACTATCTATATCATCACGTATATTTTGTTGGAGATACTATAAAGTAACACTTTAATCAATAAAAGTATGAAAAGAGAAGAAATTAAAACTTACAAAGATGCTTGTAAAGTAATAGGTAGAAAGCCTAGAACTTATAAGGATAAGCATTTAAATCTGTATGAACAGCTTAGTACAATTACAGCTGCTCTTAACTTTATTAGTAACAATAACAAACCTTGGGAACCCAAGTTTGATTATTATTACATCTATTCTTGGTTATATAGAAGAAGTGGATATAATAAATCTGCGGGTTTGTTCCGTTTGTATTCTGGCGGTGGGTTGGACGGTTCCTATGCTTTTGTCGGGACATCTCTGAAGATAAAAGAAAGAGAGGATGGAAATTACATAATAGAAAACTTTAAAGAACTACTCCAAGATTGGTTTTGGGGAGATTAATTACTAATTTTAAAACATTATCAAAATGGAAAATGAAATGATGGCGAGACCTAAACCGCCAAGAATAATAGTTTGGGTAGTATTAATAACTCTTGCCTTAATAGGCATGATTGGAGCAATAATTTATGCAGAGCGTGAAAACATTGCTAATTTCTTAAATGGTGTAAACCAAGAAGAAGTACAAGAAGATCCTCAAGTTATTATTGAGGAACCTGTAACAACAATACAGGATATTCTCAACATGAGAGAACAAATGAGGGAAGATAGAAGGGTTGATAGTGTTTTTTTAGCTATGCCAAAGGTAGTATTAATTGATATTTTGATGCAACATGGTACATCGTTGTCTATAAAAGACATGATTTACATATATGAATCAAACACATCAACGTATAACACAGTACTATCTGGAGCAAGAGCTCAAAAATATCTTGATGACTCTATACAAACTCATGTTATATCAACGGTTGTAAATGACTCTATTCAAAATTAAAACCAAACCTCCTGTTTTAAATGAATATTAGAGTCTAGTATACTCAGTCTGTGAAGATAGAGTATACGTCCTCAGAAAATGACAAACATGTGGGGCGTAAGTATATACAGCAGGTTATCGTTTATTCTCATTTATACAGGTTAATTGCGCAACTGTAAAAAACGGGATTGATAGAATAGATGGTATATATGATCGTGCGGACGTTAAAATCATGTACTCCAATAAGATTTAGTTTGACAGCTATTTCTGCTTATGAGTTAAAACTATAGTGAGAGTCATAGTAAGTAACGATTGTGGTCGTTTATCTTTGTCTTATAACAAATGCTATAAACTAGGTTGGCACTAACTTAATTAAATCCTGAGTGCCCAGGCGTCATTATTAACAATTTAAATTTTTTAGAAACATGAAAAAGATTGGAGATTTTTTATTTGTAGAGCAATGCTTTACAGATACTGAAGAAACAAAAACTGCGGTAGTCAATATTAATTATATTGACAGCATAACTCAGAGCTGCAATAACAAACTTGGAGACATTGTAGTCATAGAGACAGATTTACTGAGTTTGAGAATCTAATTTCAGATGAAGAAGAATGGTAGTCAATAAAGTAAAAGAGGGCCGTAAATTAACTGAAATAAAATTCAGTAACGACCACTATCTTGCAAATCTATTAGCTACTACTAAAATACTTGGTATATCGTTAGAACGAGCTAAAAAGCTATGTAGAACAGTACCGGGTAGAAGAGTAGAGGTTAATCCGCCTGTTGAGATTATCAGTAAATTAAATACTGATAAACTGTTCGAAGAATTAGAAGAATACGAAATAGAAGTATCGATTAGTATTCCCAGTAAATAACTTATCAAAAGTAAAATATGAAAGCAATTATTATTACATTTAAAGGAGAAATAAAAGATGAACATACACTAGTAACATCTTTCGCATCAAATATAGCAAATAATACAGATGCTAAGAACGTAGATGTAAGTATCTTATCAGATGAAGATGTGATGAGTGCTATGGTAGCTAAATGTTTAACTCCAACTGATATAGCAGTAGATAGACCATCTAATCCGCAAATACCAGTAATAGAAGACTTCTGTAAGAAGATTGTTGCATCTATTGGTTCACCTGCTCTCAAGACACGAGAGCTATTGAATTCAGAACTATGTAAGTTCTTAGTACAACAGAATCGTGAGGTTATTAGTGTTCCAGTAAGTATTATTGCTAAAGTAAATACTACTTCTGCATATTACGAACATCGTAAGGTACTAAAGGAATACGGTTTATTCGCATTACCTGAGTTATTACGTGATGTTAATCCTATATTTAAATTTTACTAGTATGGCAAGGAAGAATAATGAAGAACCTCCAAAGGAATTTAAAAAGAAGCCAAAACATAAAAAAATGGAGCCCTATAATCGTAAGAAAGCATGGAAATAGATAATAATTGTCCTACACTTGATAATCATATCAACTGTAGTGAATGTACTCATGAGTGTAAACTCAGAATGCAACCAAAGAATAGTAAAGAAGTAGAGGTTCCGCCAGAGCCTCTACTCAATACTATATATTACTAATTTAAATTATTAGTAAAATGGTGGATTCAGTCAACCTAAAGAACTATTTATAACCAAATCCCTAATGGAAGTTTAGCAGTTGCTAGACTGCTATTCAAGAGTACAACGGACTATACAACGGTCAACCATTTATTGGTCAGTGATGAAGGAAACGGGTTACCTATGAATAAGAGATACAAATAAATAGGATAGTTCTTTTTTAATTACTACTTAAATTTATCAAATTAAATATTATCAACCAAAATTAAAAGAATTTATGGCTAAAAAAGAAAGAGAAGCATTAGCTTTTGTCCGCAAAACAAAAGGAGCTAAAGACATCTTGTTTGCTGTTACAGGCATACCTGAAAGAACAACTGCGCCTAAAGAAACAGCACATTACATCTTATTCAGCGGTAATAAAAACAAACGCTATAAGATGAAAATTAATACCTGTGAGTTTGAAAATATCGACGGTAAAGTAAATCGTTTGAAAGTAGTATCTGCTACACCAAACTTTGAGGAAGTAAAAGGTATAGAATTAAAAGAAATGTACGATAAGTGCTGTCCAGCATTTAAAAGAGCATTCCCACTATAATGTCATATTATATGACCAATATAGTCATCACTCCTACTCTATACGAGGAGAAAAGATTAGAAGCTATATCATACTTTAGTAGATGTAGTAAAGAATCAGCACTAAAAATTCATAAGAAGAATAAGTACAGAGATATTAAATTAAGACTAAACATTATAGCAGTAGCTATAATAGAGGCTAAAAAGAGATATTTTGACGACTGTTCTTTTATTAAGATTATATTATAGTGTTAAATAAATTTATTGTTAAATCAATTAAACTGTATTCAAAATGGCAGAAAAGAAAATGAACATCCTCTTAGAAGAGGTAAATGGAGAAAACATCCAAGATGTGATCGCTAACTCTAGTAAAGTAACTGAAGACATTGCTACCAAGGCAGCTGAGAAGATTGCTGAACGTCGCAAAGAGAAGATAACTAATGAGTTAGTTGCTATTGTACAGAAATGTGAATTTACAGTATCCTCTGCGGTATTGCAGGTTCGCCGTTCTAATCATACAAACCAACGTATTAAAACCTACCTGAAGGAATTATCTGCACTTGCTGAAGATATCAAGAGTGGAAATAAACCTGTGTCCGCATGGGATAAAGAAGCTCGCGAGATGAAGAAGCAGTACGATAAAGACCTTATTGAAATCGGTAAGAGTATTGACGAATCTCAAAAAGAACTGCGTGATATCTTCCCGGATTCCTGGCAGTGGACATACGATGAGTTAGTACCCGGTGTAAATCGTCGCTAACTCAAAACAAACAAAATAAAAGAGGTTCCAAGCTTAGAATCTTTGAATCAATAGCTATAGTATGTGAGTCGGAAATAGTTCTTTTGAACTCTAGGGCCTAAGGCATACAAAGACCTGAATTAACAGGTCTCATACAGAATTTTTAAATCAGTTATGGGGAACTACCGTGAACTACTGATCATAAGTCTGAGATCGCGACAATAAGATTGTCCTCTAGAGATAGAGAAACGCCTTAGTCGTGACATCAAGTTAGACTGAATGATATGAATCTTTGAATCGTTTAAAGTATATAAAAATACTTTAACTATCATTCGTATATCATCAAGATCAGTATAAGAGAACTAACCATTCTCAAGACCATAGGGTATACAACTTTGGTCGGTTGTATACCCACATTGACTGTTAGGTCTATGAATCAGTCGTTTGGACGAGGGTTTGATCCCCTCCAGCTCCACTCACTATGACGTCTAAGGTGACTTCTATTGCTAGCGTTTCCCTCGAAGTAAAATGATAGGAAACGCATATGGGGCTGAATGAATTTGACAGCGACAATGTGAAGTAGAATAGGTCAATATGCAGATAACTGGCAATACAAGTTATGTAATGGACTACACTGGTATCGCAGCGTGATAACAGAGTCCAACGGCTAAGCTAATGTCGTAGAAAGCTGGAGCATATCAGGCTAGATCAGACGTAGGGGCTGTGAAGGGTTCGATTCCCTTCAATGCTACAATATTAAGTTTAATCAATAAATTAATTTGAAATGGGATTAATGAATTTTATTAGACAGAATCTTCCAGAATCATGGGAGAAAGCTGCAACAGAGATGAGAATGAAGACTGAATTAATAACTCGTCTTCATAATGTAGTACCTCGTGCTTATAAGAATAAGTATCACTACAAAGAAGGTATATCTTATATTAGAAGAGTGTTCAATACTAAATGTGACATAATACATTTAGTAGATGCTACTGATATAGATATCACTAAATGGAATGAATTAAGTAGTAAAATAAAAGAATACGAATATCAATGCGTGTAAGATATTTTGCTTGGTTTGACTCTAAACATGAAAGAACAGAGTTCATTAACTTACTCAGATCAGCTAAATCTGATATTGATGCAGTTAATAAAGTGATGCAAAAATATCCAGAGTTAACTTTATCAGAAGTATCTGGAATAGTAAATAACTTTAAAAAAGAAATTAATCAACCATGAGACTCAATCATCCCGGTATCTACAGAATTGTAGGTGAAAACTTTGAGCTTCTTGCCAATATAATTGGAGAAGTTCCTTGTATGAGAATTACTTCTGCACTATTAGTTAATGACTTAGTACAGAAAGGAGAATTCACAATACTACCTGAAGAATCTATTGAAATTCAGAGCGTATTAGCAAATCCTGACAAATTTGTTTTTCTAGAGTATGAATACTCAGAAATATGTTCATTACCATCTTATCGACAATCGATTCATGGTACGAAAATGCCTAATATAACTGATGAACAGTTAAAGACATTTACTAATAAATACCTCGAAGATATTGGAATATATGGACGAGGTGTAGCTGCAACTAAAGCTTATATATTAGAAACTACAGGCTGGTCATTAGCACAAATTAATGTAGTACTAATGAAAATAGCTAAAAGAGTAAAGTAGCAATATGGTAGTTTATAGTTTAACAAACCATATATATACCACTTGGGGAGTTAAGTATAGTTCATTTAACTGGCGTCCTGAGTGGTATACCTTTTTAAGAATACAAAAAAGGGAATTAAACGAAATAGAATTTCATGAATCATATAGGATTAAAACTGTAAAATATTTAATATTTTGGTTTGATAATATGATAATACAAAAGATAGGAGTAGATAAAGATTTAACTCTAAGAGTACGCATAAGGATATTATGTGGATTAATCAACAATACTCCTGCTAGTGTACTTACTAGACCTATGAAAATAGAATTCATGGAATGTATATGGGATACTTATAATAAATTCTACAAAGATTGGTATGAATACTATTGTAGGAATGTACTAGAATTGCCATTCTAAGTCTATAGAGTCTTGATTGACTCTATAGGCACACTAAAGCCCGTAATTATGACAGATGAAGAAAGACAACAGCTTTTAGATCTGATCAAGCAGGCTAAAGAAGGTAAACAACATGCCTTCACACAGCTTTATAATCGTTATCACAGAATTATATACAATACTATATATAATATTGTACATAATAAGGATGTAACAGATGATTTAGTATCTGTAACGTTTACTAAAGCTTTCTTTAAGATAGCTAGTTATGTTAATCATATTTCATTTGAGATGTGGTTAAAAACTATCGCTATAAATAGTAGTATTGATTATATACGACGTACCAAAAAAGAGAAGTATGATTATGAGTTAGATAATGATAATAACTGTCTACAGGTAAGCAGTTCGGCCGACAGCTCACCAGAGGATTTGTACATATATCATGAGACAGATAGTAAATTATCAGATGCATTAAACAGACTTCGTTATAAGTATAGGTATATACTTGAACTACGCACAGTTCAGAATCTCTCTTACAAAGAGATTGCTGAGCATCTTGAACTCTCTGAGTCTCAAGTGAAATCTCGCCTTAACAAAGCGAGAGAGAAATTAAAACAATTGTTAAACTAAAAACATTTACTAATTATGACACCAGCAATTATTGGTCTACTAACTGTAGCATTTATCCTTGCGCGATTATTTCGTAGTACAGGAATGTGGTGGAAACTTGTTTTCGCCATTATGGCTGGTCTATTAGTAGGTATTTTGAGTAAGGAAGTAGTTAAGTCAGATAATGATAAAACTACTTCTCTTACTAGTTTAGTTAGCACCATGAGTAATGATGATGCTTTAACATGCATGCAAAGCTTAGTAGCTACAGTGACAGAAGGTACTACCGTTCGCCTTACTGGGGTTGCAGGTTACATTGTTAAAGATGAAGAATTATTCGATGCACTAACTAAAAATAATACTTTTACTAATGGACGTGACTCACCAGAAATAGAGGATGATAGTTAACTCTTAAACTAATCTATCTTTTTAATTGTACTTAATAATAACTTTTATTTTAACACTTTAAAACATTATCAAAAATGGCAAAAGAAATGAGTAAGGCTGAAAGAAAGGCAGCCTTGAAAGCAGCAAAAGCAGCAGCAAAAGCTGAAGCTAAAGTAAACAACACTGAGAACAAGAAAGAGGAAACTAATCCTCAGGTAGATAACAAGCCGAAAGATGCTAAAGTAGAGGATGCAAAGAAAGCTCCTACTACAGCTAAGGAAACTAAGGTTCAGGCGAAGAAGGATGCCCCTAAAAGTCCGGATAAGCCTAAAAAGAAGGAAGAGAAAATTCCTACAATCATTCCTGAAGATGCAACAGGTAAGAACAGCCCTGAAAAGAAAGCTGTAGAACGTGCTGCAAACCTTATCACAGGAATTCCTACGGCCGGTATACCTATTGGTTCAAGAGAATCATCTGTTGATGGTAAGGCTATGTTAGCATTTGTAATGCAACAGCGTTATGCTAACAATGAAGAACTCAAGAAGCAATATCCTGAGTTATATGCAGACATCAATCGTAGCATTGATGTAGTTACTTTGTTAGCTCTTGTCGATGTACGTCAAGACTTGTTCGACCGTGGTGAACGTGGCGAATTGCAGTTACAGATAGCTGCAGACCAAGTATTACCGCTGCAAAGTATGGCAGAAATGCTAGGTATTAAACTAGCTCCTGCTAAAGCTCTGCCTGGGAACGATGGACAAATGTCTATTAACTTCTCAGAAAGTGAAGTACCTACAGAACTTGCAAACAGCAAGCCAAAAGTAGAAATTCCAGAGCTTGATCCTAACAAGATTGCTAATGATGAGGAATTGAAAACTGCCCTTAATTACCTCATCTCTAAAGAGAAAAATGTGGCAGAAAATATAGTTGACACTGTAGAATGGTATCGTGTATATCGTGGCCTGAAAGAAACTGATGCAGATAAGAAGCTTGCATTAGACGAGAAGACAGTTACAGATTGGATCAATGAGATATTCTCTATTATCCAGCCTACAGCTATCTTGCGTGGTTTAGGTCGCGCTGTATACTTATATACTTCACAGACAGGTTCACCGTGTATGGCTCACTCTATCATGCATACGCACATGTCTAAAGCCGGTTGGAATGAAGAACAAGTAGCAGAAGCATTACGTGCTTTAATTGGAGAAAACTTCCGCTATAAACTGAAGGATGATCCTGAAGCAAAGCCGAAAGAAGATAAAGCAATTAATGCTATTACTGGCTTACTGGGCAATGACTACATTGATAAGTTATTTGCTGACTATACTATTACTACTGATGGTGTAGAAGACAGTAAGAAGACTGAACTTGAAGCTGCGCGTGAAGTTGCCCGTAAAGTTCTAGGGAGTATTCGTACCAATTACTTTGACAAACAGAAGGAGACTCCTACGCTTGATAAGATGCGTATGGTTGTAGGTCAGATTATTAATTTGTATCGAGACCCGGCTGATCGTCTTGCAGAGTATTGTCAAGGAGATTTAATAGCTCCAAAGGAAGACGAATATCCTAAGAATGAAGAGAAATCTGAAGGGACTGAAAAAAAAAACTAAACTGGTTTAAAAAGTTTCTTTTAAAAATTCATATCCTAGAAGAATAGCCATTCTAATAAATATCATATCAAATGAATAATAGAATGTTAACTGTAGTTGGAATGTTTGTTGTCAGTGTATTCATTGGTAGGCAAATGTTCGCAACTACAGAAGTTATACAGGCGCAGCCTGTTATGCCCTCTATAGTGGAGTTACCTAACTTCCCTAAAGTAATAAAAGAGGAGAAAAAGTCTGTAGATGAGATAAATGTCGAAGTCGACTTATCTACATTAGAAGTATCTGTGAAAGGAACAACAGACGCAAAAGTGAATGTAAAAACTACTGGTGAACCAAAGCCAGTAGTTAAGTGGAAAACTAAAGTAATAGAGAAGACGAATTCAACAGGATATCCGAAAGTAAAAGCTATAAGTAAGGTATCTGATGACGAATCACCGGCAACTCCATTAACAATAGTAAATAAATATGAACAATAAAATTATACTTCAACAGATGATACGTCTATCACGTATCATTAAGGACTCAAGAGAAGCAAGAGCTAAATTGAATTCTATTCAAGCTCAAACTGAATACTTTATAGTAGAAGGTAATCAGTCTACTTTTATTAGAGACCAAGCTAACAGTAGTATAACTAATTGTTTATATGTAGAACAGTACTTACGTTCGTCTGTAAGTAATGCTTGTAAATGTTTGGATGGTTTTGATGCTTCAAAAATGGAACCAATAGACTACATCAGTAGTAGTGATGTAAAAAATAAGTTTGTCGACATATGTCTAGGTAAGAAAGTAGTAGCTTCTATTAATCTTACTACTGGTGAAATAATAAGCATCAATACACCAAAACAAGAAATAAAGGCTAAAGATAACAGCCCTACGGTAAAAAGTTAGTGATAATAACCGTATAATAAATACTTTAATTATATTACAGTTCGAGAGGAGTAAAACTGTAGCGTAAATCACTCCGAGGAAGTCATGCGGTAAAGTATACAATAATACTGGTCGCACCTGTCAGGGAGCTTGGAATCATTTCTCCATGGCCCGAAAAGTTACATGACCCGAGAATATGTTAGCAGCTAAAACTGTGAGATTACTCAAAAGGTAGGGTGTTAGCTTATGTAATTGAAAACTACATAAGAGGGGATGAGCGTGTACAATCCTCATTAGGAAGTGAGAACCGTTTGGAGACTTCTAAAGACGCAGTACTAAAGAGAAGACACACTGAGTACTAAACAGTGCAAAGGGAACGAAATCCCTATATCCGTATTAGTTTATCAAAAGCAGAATCAAAAAGGGATATAAACACGATGACGAAACAGGGACAATACGGTTCCTGACTTATTCCTTTGGAAAGAATAAGTAAAGCCGAGAGGCAAAGGTTAGTTTCACCTTAAGAAGCAGCCAGCTCGTGGAAAAAAAGAGATTGCAGATAACGCATTACCGGTCTCCAAAATCGGTTAACAAAAGCGCTACTGTGCGTCCAGAAAGGAAAACAGGCTAACTCTAGTGTTCAGTATACATCAGCTGTGATGCAATATGCAATTGTGGATATTGGAACTTATACTTATGAAGGGAGTAAATTACTAATACTAATGTAAGGATAACCGTGTTATGGTACATACTTATACAAAGTAAGGATATGAAAGCTGGATATGCAATGGCCCAAGTATATACTTGACTGGTTACTCATGGAGCAGGAGCCAATCCTGTACGCTATCGTAATTAGCGTGCTGCAAAAGAACTTACGTATAAGGGATGAGGTATATGAGATTGATACCGTCTTTCAAGTCTAAGGTGACTCATGAGTTTTGTCGTGTAGATGAGTATAATATATGAGAAATGACGAGACTAAAATATAATAGTCTAAAATGCGAGTATGAGGGCGCTATAACCCTGAACTTAGAAGCGAGCACCTTTAGCAAGTGTTATTACGTGGTAATAAGTAAAATTAGGAGACGCAGAGAAAACTCCTTGTAAAAAACGGCAGAGCTTAAGCATTTCAAGATATGTAAATGCCTTTGATTTATTATACTAATTCATACCAGAATTTTGGATAATAAACATCGTTATGGATTAAGGAAGTAAATAGAGTTATTAAAGATGCTTTAGGGTTAGAATCCTAAAACCAGTTTAGTAATAATTATAGTATATGATGATATGCTTAATGAATCAATTTTACTTACGCTGAGTAGAGTCAGCTATGACAAAATGAACTCTAATTGTTTAACTTTTTAATTAATTGGGAAGTCCAATGATAGTACAGAGATTTCAAACTACTATTGTAAAGTAGGAGTTAAGGAGTACGAGTCACCCCGACTGCCAACCGACATTGCTGACTGTTAAGACACTCGTAAAGTACAATGCGCAACATTGTATGTGAGAGAACGCTGAGTCGTTAGTTACCTGTGTTGTTTCTTACACTGTCTCTGTAAGGGCAATAGTACACTTATGATGAAAGTATTCCATAAGCAAACAAGGAGACGATGATAGGTGGAAATCCTAATGTTCGTGCAGTATAAACAAACAAATCCTGGAAATGGTATAGATGGGTCATGCTATAAGCAATGAGTCTATGATTTTAGTAATGTTAGATTAAACAACCGTAATTCTGACGAATTTCGATAATACCGGACATACTCAGTAGGTTCTAAGGAACTGATGATAAAGTGGCTTATATCGCATCTAATCGCGTTATACGCTTACGGTGAGGGGTGCGTTAAGCATCGAAGGAATTGAATCTTAACCGTCGAAACGGGACGTTAAAACAAAAAATATCAGAAATTATCAGAAGTAACTCACAGAGTATTTCTCATAAATTTTCAATTTATCATTTTATGCTTAGTAGATTATGTGATTGAATTCACCTATTCCAATTTTGAATAGCTATTAAATAATCGAACGGTGGAGAGACTTTAACAATTTTTTGTATAACTATGTTCGTATTGGTATATCAAGTACGGACTCAAAAAGGAACATTTTTATGGAAAATAATATTAATAGAGCTAACACTCCGGGTTTAGCAGCTCAAATTTTAGCTCGCTATCGGCAAACAGCCCAGAAGTTTGGGCCTTTCTTTGGACAGCAGATATTTACAATCGTAGCACAGACTCCTGACCTTAAGTGGAAAGAAGATGTAGCTACAGGTAAGAATACTTTCCGTCAGGAAGTAAAAGCTTATATTCTCAAGGCTATTGATGTTGAGTCAGTTAGTTTACTTGAGAAGGATGTTGACGGACGTCCGAAAATCATCTTGAATGAGAAGAAGAATGATCCGTCATTAGTCTTTGAGCTTGCTGATCCTGAATTTACCAAAGCAACACGGCAGAACGTAATTGAATGTATTGAACGGTTGAGTAAACCAGGCTCTAAGCCTATGTTCTTTACAGCTGAAGAACTTCCTATGTTGAATGACTTAACTAAGTTATCCAACCAGAGTGTGTTGAACTTCTATGAAGAGATGACACGTAAGTGTATGCAGTTAGCTGAAACTGTCCGTAGTTATATGGATATGAACCAGCGTATGCAGGTTGAGTATTTACGGCAGTGTGGTTTAGATAATCAGGAAACCGAAATTCACGTAACTGCTACGATTACTGAAGAAAAATAGTAGAAGCTTATGAACGGCAGACTTTCTTCATTGCGTGTAGAACTTCTGCGAATTCTAATATGTTCTGAGCCAGCCATATTGTCTAAAATTCAGATTTGGAATGGAGGACGTACCGAAACACCTAAAAAAGTAAGTATTAGAGAAGATGGACGGGTCTTTCTATTTTACGGAAGTGGGCCATTATGGTGGCAAAGATTATTTAATACTTATGAATCGGTAAGTATTATAGATGCTTCTATTAGTATAGCAGATGCAATTACTGGGTCAAATTCGACTCGAAATGAATATGCCTTTGACGAGATTACTAAAAGTATAATTGATGAGGCAAAGAAACGTAAAGATTTCGATTGTATAGTTGATATTTTGTTTGATTGTATGAGGAATTGTTCAGATGGGGAACTACATTCTAAATGGATTAATCAAGAGAATATCAAAAAATATGCAAGAGAAAATGGTATAACCAACGTTGAAGACGTTAACCTTGAAGGGCTTAATGGAATAGTTGGAATTAAGACTGGTGGACGGGTTATTCCTATAGTACTCGGCCAGTTAAGAAAATTTAGAAAATATTGATTTGGATATTATCTTAAAACAACATAATTTCATAGTACTGAACTGGGTACTATTTATAGTAATTACTGCTGAATTGGGCAGTTATTGCTACACAGTTCCTTAACTCAATTGAATAGAGTAACACATTTTTTACAACTAGCTCTAAGTTTCTTCGTTATGTTAATAATAACATAAAAGAGAAATATTATGAGACCTAATAACGAATCTAAAAAAATAGCAATATGTAAAAATTGCAGAAAAGAATTTCATCCGAAATATTCTTCGTATGGAATTTACTGTTCTAATAAATGTCAACGCGAATATATGTCACAACAAAAATACTTGGATTATCTTAAAGATCAAGACAAGTACTACGGAAAAACATCAATGTTTTGGATAAAAAAGTATATCTTAAAAGAACAAAATAACAAATGTAGTATATGTGGATGTGATAATTATTGGAACAATAAAGATTTAATATTTGTTCTAGATCATATAGATGGTTATGCAAATAATAATAGACGTAATAATTTAAGATTGTTATGCCCAAACTGTGATTCTCAATTAGATACATATAAATCTAAAAATAAACACAGTGATAGAATATATCGTTATAATCAACTAACCGCTTAATATTTTAATGTGTAAGTTATGGGTTTGAATCCCATAGGAACTACTACTGGTAGATGTAGTTTGGTCGAGTATTTAACATTTAAAAACATTAATCAATATGAAATCAATTACATCAATATATTTGCTCGGAGATAAGAATAAAGGTAAAATCGGTCGTATTAAGGAAATTTCTAATGAAATTACTTTCTATTGGAATAAGATTAAAGAAGAAAATGTTATTTCAAAAGAAGCTAAACGTAATTATGACTTAAAAGAGTTACTTCAGAAGATTAAAACTCTATCTGAAGAACGCATATTATTAAAACTGTATATGCAGTGTATTAATATGGGTTATAAGAAGTTTACCGAATTACCTAAAGATAATAACTATCTTAACATCTTTACTTTATGTGAAAAGACTGAACAGTTGTTTCACTTAAGTAAGATTAAGACTCTTGATCCGAAACTTAAACGTTCTAAAGGAAAGAAGAACCTAGATAAAACTGAAGAACTTACTTCAGCTTATATTGCAGGTCTAAAAAATAAATTACAATTAGAAATTAACAAAATCAATAAAGATATTACAGATTTTAATGAGAAAGCAGAACTCAATATTGAAGCTCCTGCTTTATCATTAGCTGCATAAATAATATTTAAAGGGGTAAATCCCCTTTAAATTAGTATTAACATTTTAATTATCAAAATTATGAAAAAGATATTAGCAAAGAAAAATAAGAGAACCGGTATAAAGAATCATAGAAGTAATAAAAATAAGTTTCGTAGAAGCTATAAGGCTTATCAAATAATGACGGTAAGCAAGAAACCGGGACCATCTGGAGTCATTAAATATGATGAGAATGGGAAAGTAATAGGATTTGTAAAGTGGGCAGGAAATAAAAAACAATCTGAATACACTACTAAAGTAGCAAAAGATGCTATGAATGAAAACAAATCTATAAAACAATCTAAAAAAGAATTAATCAAGAATATTCTTATGAAAGCAGGATATGATCCTACAATACGATATACCCGTAAAGAGAAGAAACATTTTACGCGTATAGTTAAGAACAATATGTTCACTAAACCTAAGGGAGTTACGTTAACAACTGAACAAATCAAAGAGAAAATAAAAGCTGATAAACTTGCAAAGAAATCTATGCAAGCTAAATTTGATGAATCAGTATGTAATAATCCTTTAACTCCTAAAAAAGGTAAACAGATGGCTCCTAGTGCCGCAGAACTATCTGTTAAAGAAAAGCCTAACAAAAGAAACTTTCAATATGCTATACAGAGAAAATGCTCTGATAATGATATGAAAGTATATGATTTTGCTACTGGAAACTTTGAAGCATCTACTAGAGATGAAGCAAAGAATAAAGCTGCCAAGTTAGCTAAAAAGTATAAGAAAGATACATCATTTACAGGAGTAACTGTAAAGGATATTGAAGGAGATAATAGTATAACTTATTATAGTCGTAATAAGTTATTAGCAGCATAAAAACATAATATTTCTGTTTCCATAACTTAAACTGGTTTCTCATGTAGCTCAGTGGTAGAGCCGCTACTATGTAGTGTGATTGCGTTGGTTCGAGTCCAACCATGGGATCTAACTTTAAATACTTATAATATGATTATACGAGGAAAAATAGTCTACGTATATGATATTGAGGTATTTCAAAATATCTTTCATTGTTCGGTAAAAAATACAGAAACAAACAACATCTATAAGTTTGAGATATCAGAAAGAAAAAATCAACTAAGAGAATTAGTTAAGTTCTTTAAACAAGTAGATAAATACATTACTTGGGGAGATTATTATACTACAAATATTAACATTCCAGCTAATGTTATATTTTGTGGCTATAATAATTTGCATTATGATAATCCTATAATTAATTATATAATTGAGTATGAGGATAAATTAATGCAATATAATATACCTACTATATGTCTGTCTCTTATACACATCTGACGCTGCCGACGATCTTACGCGTG